TTACACTTTTCTTTTTTGCCTAATCAAAGATGTTACTACACCAAGAATTAAAACAGTATCTTCATCATCCAAATGAATAGCATCTTTATATTTTGGATTCAGCGGTTCGAGCTTCTTATGTACCTGGTCATATCTTTTAAATGTATACTCAGAATTATTAACGGAAACAATAATGTCATCATTATGTCTTGGTTCAATGTCCGAACGAATAACCAATAAATCACCAATCAAATAATCCGGATACATGCCTTGACCTTTTATTCCTTTATCAGGAATTTCATATCCAAATTTTTCTAATTCAGCATTTAATGTAACAAAAAGTTCACTTATAACAGAAAAATAATTTCTATCAATTTTATGAACGTTCTCTTTATAGCGTAAATAGAAATTAGGTAATTGAGTTCTGTCAATCTTACCATAGTATCCTTTTTTACGAATCGATGGAACAACTTCTTCAAATAACCATTCTTCAAATTTTTCTGCAGCAGGTAATTGAGACTTTATAATCAATCTATAAACATTTGATTCATTTATGATTGTCATATTTTGAACTCCACTACTTGTAGGGATGCCCTGTTTTAGGGTACCCTTTGGTTTACAATGGCTATTTATCGCATTACTAGGTTTAGCATACCCTAAAGTTTTAGCCACATCTGTTGCTACAAACCATATCTCTCCATCAATTTCAATAGTTCTAATTTCATTAAACATTTGCTCTTCAGGAGATTGAAATTTAAATACTTCTAATTGCATATTTTTATTTGCAATATATGTTTTTCGCACAACAATTACAATAAAAAAAGTAGCCCTACAAGACTACTTTTAAATTGCGAGATTATCGATTAATCTCGTATTATTTACTTTTTAATTTTGGCAATCCAAACTTCCAAAAGAGAACCAAAGCTATTGAACCGATAATGATTAATAGGATAGTAAAGTTCCAATTGAATCCGGTAGACTTATTCTCTTTCTTCTTATCAACTTTCGATTCAGATTTTTTTGAACTCGATTCAGTCTTTGAATTAGTCTTAACTGAAATGTTCTCATTCATATTTTCTGATTGTTCCTTTAACTTAATTGAGTCGCCTTTACTTTCGGATCCTTTCAATGTAACATTCAGTTTCCCGGAAAACTTAAAACCATTTTCCGTTTTTTCTAAAGTTCCAAAATCATCAGCTGAAGTTCCGGAATAAGAAATATCGTATTGATTAAAATAATTGGACCAGGTAATCGAATCAAAATTTGTAATCTTATTTGTTTTATCAACCTTGGCCACCGAATCAACTTTATTCAGTTTGATTTCCGATTTAGAAATACTTTCCTTTGATTTTTCGACAATGTTTTTTGATGTTCGACAACCTATAATCAAAAATAGACTAAGAAAAATATAAAGCAGCTTCATCCTTTCTTCTATTTGTTAAACCTCGTAATACTTTACCTGCAGCACGATTCCATTTTACAAATTCATCTGCAATAGATTTATCATTCGGATTTTTATTAACCTTTTTCAATAAAGTCGATTTTCCTAAATTGGTTGCTCCAAGATTGTAAGTAAACGAAACAAGCGCATCAAATTGATTTTGATTGATTGGTTTTGTTACCAACAACGCTACTTGATTTTCATAAACCTTCAGCATTTGAACCAATAAATCAGATGCTTCTTTTTCTGACAATGGTTTATCCTTCATGGTTACTTTCACCTTGTTTGGATAGTAAGTTGCACCATAGCCAATTGTTGGGATGCCAATCGGATCTAAATATGGTTTTGAGTAAAACCCTTCGTATTTTTTAATTAGCTCTAAGCCTTTTTTTCCTGTATTCATTCTTGTTTGTTTTTTAATTCTTCAATTAATTCTTTATTCTTAAGAATAATATCAAGCAATTGTTTTGCTGATTTATCAACCATTCTACGCTGTTTTTGATCTGCTTTCTCACGAATAGATAAACCTTCTGTTAGTAGTAAAGCCAACATCATAAGTATCGTCATAATTGGAAGGTTTAGAATTTCGATATACATTCCAAATGGATTAAACATATCAGCAAATAGAAACAACAACATCAATGAGTAGTAAAATGTCATTTTCTCAAATGTTTTTCGAATGCCATACGAATGGGTATATTCTCCAAGTGATTTGCTTTTACGAATACCAAAAAATAAATCTATTCCTACTGAAATTCCGACCGCCACCCAGCAAAAGAATATGATTTGAAATTCTATGATTATTTGATTGTAATCTTTATTTATATAGTCAAGTATCATATTAACAGTAATTGTATATTATATTATAATTCATCCCAATTACTTCCATTATATCTCCATCCTATAACTGTGTTATTAGATGCGTTCAACACAAAAGTTCCTATTTCATAGCTTGTTGTAATAGGTTTTTCTGTTGAGTAATAGCCAATTTTATCAAACTGATTAATTATAGATGTTTGATAATCTAACGCATCTATTGAAAATGAAATTAAATCGCAAGGATTAGTTCCACCTCCGACTAATACATCAATAAATGCTACATCATCATGTATTTGGATATAAAAATTTGATTCTGAATCGGAACCCATTCTCCAACAATTACCGTAATTAGTTGAAAATACTGGAATAACATTTGCTTCACCTTTGACATATAGTTTATCGTTTGATAATATGTTTTTATTAATATCGTAACATCTTACCATGACACGACCCTTTCCTCCGTCTTTTTTCAATTGACGATTAATAATAAATCTTTTGTTTTTCTGAGTACTTATATTTACCCCTAAAGCTCTCGAAGCAGATATATTTACACTATCATTATTAATTTTTATTCCTGATGGCGAATTCTTGGAATTACTTCCAGATGTAGAAACCCCAATAAATAACTCATCAACTGCGTATGCATGAATCCCATCTTTTGAAAAAACTCTTTTAGGTAAATATCCTGAGTTGTAAACTAAATATTTTCTATTGTTAACTGTGCCGTTTTTGCGGGATATAACTCTAGTATTAGGGTAGTCCCCTAAATCTTTAATTAATCTATAATAATCATTAGAATTTATACCTTGGTAACCTATGTCAAGAATATTATCGGTAGATTTATTAAGCGTTTTCATTACATAAGGAACTTCGCCAGTTTCAATCCTGACATCCTTGAATAAATTCTGTACTCCATGTTCTACAACAATAGGTGTAGTCTCTCCTATCCCACTATAGTTATACTCAAATGAAGGCTTTAAGAAGTTATTGTTATTATTGTTCACATAAGTGCCGTCTTCTGAAGTAATGACTACGCCATATTTATCAGAATTAGTATTAACAGATGATGTTCTATGAAATCTTCCACCGGTAAATAGATTATCATTAACCCATCCATTGTTATTTGAAACAAGTAATAAATCTATTTTGTTATTTCCTAATTGGCCAAGTTTTATAAAATTGTAAACAAAACCATTGCTATTTACAGCTTCTAACCTTCCTCCAACTGTAAATCCAACGACTTGAACTATATCAATATTTACTGAACTTTGTAAATTATACAAGATAAACCCAATATTTTTAGAATTTAACCAATTATAAAAAGGTGTTCTTATGTTGATTTTTAAATCCACTTTAACATTTAAATAATCTTTACTTCCAATTATTATAGCAGTATTTGAACCTATATATTCAATTACTCCATGACTTAAATAATTTATATTAGGCGGAATTATTAGTGTTTCTGATGTTTTAAAATAATTATCAGATAAAGGAACTGTAAAGGAATATCTTAAATTTTCTGAAAGTATTAATGAATTTAAATAATTATTTATATTTATAATAACGTCTCTATTATCATATAATCCATCAGCTTTAGCTCCAAAATCTAAAATAGATACTTTATTACAAAATAAAGCAATCCAACTACCTAATGTTGTATTAATTACATAACCACCATCATCAATTCCTTTTGTTGATGTCCATTGATATTTTATTGTTTCTTTGTCTCCTGATGTATAATAACCTAACAGTTCTACAACTTGCCCTTCTTTTTTACCTATAGTATTACGAAGTTCTGCAACTGTAGATATTTTTTGTGTCGCAAAATCAAATACAGCTTTTCCATTTAATGCAAAAACTAAATTGTCTGGATTAACTTCATTTTCAATTGTTTGATTTAAAGGCACTGAAGTTTTTGTGATATTATTTTGTTTTACTATAAAAATAACAAAACCTTCAGCAGCAAAATAGCTTAAATTATTAAAATTAGGATAAACCCCCTCAACTCTTGGTAAATACATACCATCGCCATCTGGTAATTGATTTAAATCTGTTATTTCACCTCCAAAGTTTAAATTAACTTCAGCCAATTGACTAGCTATCGCTGAATTTACAGCTAATCCACTTTGTGCTTTGCTAGAGGTTGGAATAAAATATTGATCTACTGTATTTTCTTGTATAAAGTCATTTATTTTAGTATCAATACTTGTTATACTATTTTCTAAAGGAGTTAGATCTTGAATTGGCATCTCTACACTCTGAATAGTAAAAGAACTACCGTTTTTAAAAATAAATCCAAAATTGTTTTCAGGTAAAACAACGTTACCAAAGTTGGTGTAAGTTCCTGGAATGGTTACAGCCCAGTAACCATTTGTAATAGTTGGAGCCGCTGATGATGGTGTGATAGGTTGCTGAACTGTACCTGCAGCTGATGAAGCAATATCTTGAGAATCGTAACATAAATTAGCCATTTTCTCAGATACATCTCTTAGTTTAGCTTCTGTAATTTCCCTTTTTATATTATCAGGAAACATCATTTCTATAAATGCAATGAATTCTTCTCTAGTCAATTTTAATTTCCGACATTCGTAATATTTTATATTATTAATTATAACTTATTATATTATTCAAATATAAGACAATAATCTTATTATGAATTAAATCCTAATGAAAAACCTACTGTAAAACCAGGTCTTTTTCCTATTACAGAAACTTCTCCTGTAAAAGGCATGAAACTATTTGTTTGGCCTTCTAATTCACTTATTACCAACTGCCCTCCTATTTCAGATTCTTCCGGTTCGAATGGACGTGTAAAAAATCTAAAACCATCTTTGTAAATATCATCTGTATCTGTTACGATTGCAAATCTCATATTGATAAAATCATTGGCAATAATTTCATATACCTCAACAAATGTTCGTGTAACACGAGAGCTGCGGATATTATTTGGAGTGTTTAAATTTACTTTATACTCTTTGCTATCTTGTTCAGTTCTTTTCTTTTTGTAATACATTGGTACACGTATTTGAGAATAAACATCACTATCAATTAAGTAATCTGTATAGTAATGATTTTCCAAATGCTTATAAGTTAAAAGACATGTTTTATCAATGTTTGATTCAGAACATGTAAAGAAAGTAGAATAGAAATGTTTTGAACCAAGGTCATTCGAATATGTAACTTTCAATGATAAACATTCGTTGTAGTCACCATTGATATAAAAAGAAAACATAAAATTTCGATATCGATTAATAAAATATCCAAAATCAATTTCTTCAAGAACCTCCTCTGAAAGATTGATTAATTCAATTTTATCAATAGTACTTTCCAAAAAATCATCAAAAATATTGTTTGGGATAATTGTTCTTTGAGTATAAATTTCATTTGGAACTAACTTCAAAAATGTTTGAGTATTCTCATAGTTTAAATGAGATTGATCGATATTAAAAACCTCATCTATTGTTTTCCTGAATTGGATAAAACTAGGGCTTAAATCACTTACATTATAGTCCATATTTCTTTTCTCCTTTTATTTTTAACTTTTCTTCTAACTGATTATATTCTAACTCTTGAGGATAGATTTTAATTTCTGTACTCTCATCATAAAATGTTATATATCCTCTTTTAGTAAGAATTTCATTTGTAAGATTCATGATTTCATTATACTTAACCCTTAGCCCTAATGTAAATTCGTAAATCTCAGGCGTTACTAATGGTTGCTTTAATAAATCATAGTTTATACTGTTATTATCTTTAAGAATGCTTTCTGAATAAGTATGAATAGAACCGGTTGCTTTTGATTCTAAATTTCCATTTGCTTTGAAAAATGTATTTTGAGCAACTAATGTTATATCATCCGGGAAACCGTTATTAAACTTTTGAGATAGCTCAGCTAAATAATGAGAATAATGATCAATCATTAGTCTTTTTAAAGACAATCGTAAATTGTATGATGTATTTGGACTGTAAATTCCTTTTACAGATTCAGGAACAAATCCTGGTGTTGTACTTCGATTTGTATAATAGTAATACTCTTCGTCTCCTGTATGATAAGTTAAATAACAGTCTACAATATAAATATCATTGTCCTTGCTTTTAGATGTTGTAGGTTCCGCTTCGATCCCCTCTCTTCTAGCATATTCTATCGAATATCCATCGGCTATAAAATTTATCTCTGACTCAAATTCGTTTTTGATTCTACTTGGTATGTGCCACTCAGATTCAGTATGAAAAGCATCTAATGTATCTCTTTCCTCATCTTCAAATTTGTTGTATTTAATTTTGAAAGAATTACATTTTAATCTCTCATTCGATGATATTTCATAATCATCACCTTTATCTGGTAAAAACTCAAGTCTAGCAATTTCAATATCTCGATAATAATCTTCTTGTTTACCAATAAAAATGTTATCACCGTAAATTTGAACATCACAATTGAACGCATTTTGAATGAACTTTAACCAATCACTCCATTTAATATCAATTGATTCACCATCAAACCCACGTATGTAAAACCCTGATGTAACAAAATACTCTCTAAATTCTTCATAAAATCTAGGGGCATCAATAATTCCTTTGTTATCTGTGAGATTGTTTAAAATTGATATTCCGGAATCAATTAAACGAATCATTTTGGATTTGGTGTCTTTAAAAACATTAACACCTTCAAAACGAATTAGAGAATTTTCTGATATATATAATCTATCAGAAAGTTCTTTTTTACCTGTATATGATACTATGAAAAATACTTCGACAATAACTCTACTAAATTTTGGAACAGTAAAAGTATTACCACCTCCTGTCACTAAAATACTATCTTGATAAGTTCCTGAAGCTATATCAATATAATATTTATCAATATTGTTTTCGTATTTGTCAGAATCATAAACAATAACCGCAAGCCGAAAATAATATCTTACAATATTTAATCTTTGAACATTTTCACTTAAAATAAAACTATAATCTGTAATTTTTAATATCGTTTCATTATCAAATTTAAAATTCTCAATATTTTTAGAATTACCAGTTATTAATCCTGAATGAGGCGGAGTACTAACGTTTGGTACATTTGAAATGTATACAGTTGCATCTTTGTAAGAGTTTGTTTTATCAATATCCTCTAGCACAACATTTCCAAAAGGATAAACATAAAACCCCATTGTATTACCTTGTGTCTCATCTGAACCAATATCAACTGTATATTGCTCTGGAATATCAAAACTAGATAATTCTCTAATCTGTTTAGCTCTTAAAGTAACTTCATGAATATCGGGACCAAATAATGTTACATTATTTAAAGATTCAGTTGCCAATAAATCTACTTTAATATCCTTGTTCTTTTCGATAACAGTTCTTAAATCTGAATTCTTTAATTTACACTTGAAATAAGTTTCTTTATTTGTTGTAACATTTTCAAAATCTAATTCAGTAACAGTAATTAGATTTCCATCTATATAGGTTAATAATTCAATATAAGCTTCATAACAATAAGTATTATAGTACTCAATCATTTTATCAAATTTATGTCCTAAGATGTATCTATTTGGCTGAAATTCTATTTCCGAATCATCGTATTCAATATGTCTTTCATATTTATCACCTTGAACTAATTTTATTGGCATTTCATCTATGCCAATAGGAGCATCAATATCAAATGTTTCATTTGTATTATTAAATCTTAACTTATAAGTCAATGCTCCTATATCTCTTGGCTGAACTATCATATTAATTTAATCTTGATGGTCTATTTTTTGGCTCTGAATCTATCTTATCAATGTATCGTTGATGAGTACCATTTGCTTTGGTCGTAACTTCAATGATTTTATCATTATCCATTAGATATGATTTGTCTTTTTTAGATCTTAATGATTTTTTTATATCCTTCAATTCTTTTTCAAGCCTAGTGAAGTCGTATTCATTTTTAGCTGGCGTATTTCCGATAGGAAAACCTAATAATAAAGTATTCATTGTAGGCGCTTCTGGCATTAATCGAGTTTGCATCATTGCTTTGATTTTTTCGGAAAACCTACTTGGAATAATGGTATCACCTTTTTTTACTTGAGTTAAACGTGGCCCTTTGTTCTCTCCCATCGATTTAATATTCCCTTTTTTATCCAAATGAATCTCTGCTCCAATCTCATCAACAATTGCAGGTCCTTCATAGCCTGAATTAGTTATACCTTTTGCGAATTTTGGTGTAGTGAATTGAGGTGGTTTAGGCTGTTTAGCCCCTGCTATCTTTCCAATTTGAATAGCTCCTGCGGCAGCAATCGCAATCCCTTCAATAACACCAGCCAATCCTTTTGATGATATTGCTTTTGTTATACCTAATGCAATATTAATACCTGCTTGCGTTAAAGCCATTGCCTGACCGAAAGCTGATTCTTGACCAGCTATTGCTGCCATAGCTCCTGCAACATTTGCAGCTAATTGTAATTTTGCTTCTGATGTTTTTTGATCATCATTTAATTCTTTAATATTTAATAGAGATTTATACGAATCAAGTGCGGTTCTCATTTCAGCTTCTGCTCCTAATACGCTAGATAAATAATTCAAACCATTATTATATCTTTCAAAATCTTCCTCCTGGTCTTTTTGTTTTTGCTCCTTTCTATCTTTATCTTCTTCTTTTATTATATCATTTAAATATGCTCTCCTTTTCAAAACAGTATCTACATATTCTGATTCTATAGCTGTTAATTTTTGACCTGTATAAAATTTTGAAACAACTTCATCTTCATTTAACCCTGTAAGTTTTTTAAAATTTTCTTTTCTTAAATCATATACAGCGTCATTATACCATCTTTCAGCTTTTTCTTTATCTTCACCATTTGCAATTTTCGAAAGAAGATCAAGTTTTAAAATATCTTCTTTTTCTTTTAAACCTAACTCATCATACGATTTTTGTATTTCAATAAGAGCTTTTGAATGATTAAAGTTTAACTCATATATTTTATCTAGAAGTTTTTGTTCTTCAGATGTTAAAACTTGACCATTTGCAACTTTTCTCTGTAATTTATTATAATCAAGTTTGGATTCTTTTATGGCAATTTGTTCTTGTTGTGCAAGAATTTCCTCTAGTCTTTCAACCTCTAAGTCCATTACAGCTTTAGAAAAAGCTTTACCAGATTCTAGTTTTGATATGTTATGAAGTTTATATGATTCCAAATTAGCGTTCATCAATGCCAATTCTTCTTGATAAGCTTTCTCTGCCAATCTCTCAGCTTCTTCTTTACGTTTCTTTTCTTCTGCTGCGTATTTTTTTGCTAATTCTTCTTTTTTCTTAGCGGCTTTCTCGGCTTCTTTGGCCGCTTTTTCTGCTGCTTCCTTATCAATTTTTTCCTGATCCTCTTTACGTTTCTTTTCAATATCAATAGCTTTATCTGCTGCTTTTTGTGCATCTTTTGCAATTTGCATCAATGCGCCATTTGCACTATCTATCGAATTTATGAGGGCTAATTCTTCTTTTAAACCACGCACCTTTTTGATGTTGTCTCCGAGAGAGCTGAAAAAATTAGTAATATTAGAAAAATCAAAGTCTGAAATAGTAGTTTTTAATGCGACTATAAAACCAATTGCTTCTTGAGTTACTAATGATAAAGTCCTTAATGTTGTTGTTACTCTTTGAAGAAAATCTACAAGTAATTTAACGGGAATTAAAAGTGCTTTAAAAGCGAACTTTAAAATATCTGAATTTTCAGCATTTAATCCAATCACAGCGGCTAATTCTTTGAATGTTTTTATAACTTCCATGAATGACTTAGCAACAGCCTGAATGTAAATCCACGCTACTCCCATTGCATCAGATGCACCCGTCATTCGATCTAACCAACTTATACCATCTTTAATAAATGAAATAAGTTCAAAGAATATAATTTTAGTTTGAATCCAAAACAGTTCAAAGTTTTGCTGAAGCGTAACAATAGTATCGGATTTTAAAGCATTATCCATTGCTTTCCCTAAATCCTGATTCGCTTTTTCTAGATTCTTAAGTTTTAATTCAGTTTCTGTTAATGGACGATTAGCATTTTCAACCGATGCACGATATATGTCAAACATTTTTGCAGCACCTCCTACATCTTCCCCGGCTGACTTATATAAATCTGCTGTTAATTGTGCGTATTGTTGATCATTAAGACTAACTTCTTTTGCTTTTTGTGCCAGTTCATTTAAAGCGTCTTTAGTTGACGTTGCACCAATTCTAATTCTTTGTAAAATATCATCAGTAAATGAAGCGCCATAAGCGTTAACTAATGCGTCTCTAGTTGATTTCGTTTGCTCTTTTAATGCAATGTCAGCTTCTTTAATTCCATCAATAAACTTATCATTATAAACTCCCTGATCAAAGCTTTCATTGATCATATCAATAAATTCACTTACTGAATAACCAGCTTTATCAAAGAAAACCGGATACTCATTAATAGAATCTAAATATTCTTTATTGTAGCGTCCACCTTTTATCAACCCAAGATTAATCTCATCTAATGCTTTATTGAATGGAATATTGAAATTCTCTGATAGCTTTTTTGCTGCTTGGATTGTTTCGTTAAAGTCGGTATTAAAAGTATCTGAAATCGCTTGTACCTTTTGACGAATTAAATCTGCTGATTTTCCGACTTCTCCGGATAATTGTTTGGTAAGAGTTAATGTTTCTTTTATTGATTTATTATAATCCCAAACACTTTTAATGTATGCTCCTATCGCAACTACTCCGGCTAATAATGCTACTGTAATTCCGCCTATAACCATACCAGTAGGTGTCGCTATAAATCTTAACACCCAAGCTGTCATATTTTTAATCCCATTTGTAAATGAGCTTAAACCTCCTTTAGCAGCGTTGCTACTAGCAATTGATGTTTCGTTTATTGCGGTTGTATTAGTTAAATTAGCAACGGTATTTGCTTCAACTGCGACTGTATTCGCTCCTGTTGATGTAGTGTTTAAATTGTCTGAAGCTGTATTAGCTTTTGTCGCTATTGTATTTGCTTCTGTTATAACGGTATTTACTACATTAGATTTAGTATTTGCTTCAACTACTATAGTTTGTTTAGCGGTAGAAGCCATTAAGCCTTTAAAGCCGTCATTCAAATCACTAATACTATTTGAAAATGATTCATATGCACCAATAATATTACCACTGAATAAATTAGTCCATGCATTAGTCATGTCATTAAAGCCAGAAGAAATAGAACCTGAGTAATTACCAACATTCCTTTGAAATCTTCTCGTCGCTTCTTCGGCCTTTGATATTTGCGCAGTCAACGATTGAACTTGAGATTCAATATTAATTCCTAAATCTCCTTCTCTATCTGCTAAAGATAAATTATCGTAAACTTGAAGTAATTGATTTAATGATGCACGCATATGGTTAACAGATCCATCTGCTGCATTCATCTCTTTAGTTTGATTTCTGATTATTCTATTTGAATCATTAACTTGAAATTTTAACTCATTTTGTTCTTGGTTTAATTCTACTAATGTTTTTCTGCTTTTTGCAATGCTTTCGCTAAGTTTATCAAGTTTTTTTTCAGCAATTTCAGTTCCCCAACCTAAATTTTTGTTTCTATCTATAATAGCACGTTGCTGAAGAATCTCTTTATTTTGATTTTCAATTGATTTAGTGGTTGTTTTTATTTGATCTGAAACATTTTTTAAAAGCTCTTTGTATTCCGTATTACTTTTAACTTGAGCTTCTAATGAACCTAATTGCTTGCTATTAATTTTTTGAACAGTATTTAAGATATTTGCAACGTTTTCTTGCTCTTTGTGATACCCCTCAGTTGCCTTAGAAAGTTTTTCAGTACTCTCACGCATCTTTTCATTTGCTTCAGCGTTTTTACGAACAACTTCATCAAATTTTACGTTTGTAAAAGCAGCATGAAAGTTTTTAGAAGCATTCATTGCTTCTGCTGCAGCTTTGACAAAATCCTCAGAAAGATTCTGTAATTCTTTTCTGAATTTTAATAATTCAGCTAGTGCAGGTTCTAATGGTAGTGTTATTTCTTTAGACAAATTTAGTTTCCGACATTCGAATTATTTTTTATTTGGTTTATTACTATTTTTCTTTTTCATGATGTTCAATAGAAAAGCAAACTCTGATACAGTTGTTGTATGTCTATTGAATGATGTTCCTTGAGAAATTAACTCTGCGAATATTTCTTCAAAACCAATTTCTTGAACTTTTGAATTATCGGTTTTTTCTTTCTCTATTTGTGACATCAAAATGCTAAGACGATTATTTGACTTAGCAATATGTTTTGATACATCTCTTATTCGATGATCTTTCTTTATCGTTTCAACATTTTTTTTAACCTCTTCAGTTAAAGTAATATTTTGGGTAGCTTGTATAAAGTTTAGAAAGTAGATTAGATTGTTTAAGTAGATTATTTCAAGCCTTTGTTTGAATTCTTTTGCTGCTTCAGTGTTTTTTGTAAGTTCATTGAACTCATCAATAATCAAATGCCAATGAGCTATCAGTTCATCGCTTGTATAGACTTTACTCTTCTCTTTAACCAAAAGATTTAAATCTCCGGTAATGAATAACTCATTGAAGATATGACAAGACAGCTCACGGCAATTTTGATACAACATAATTAGTGTTATTTAGAAGTAGTTTCTTTTTGTTTTGGCTTAACTTCTTGTTTTACTTTCGGTTCAATCAATACTTCTTTTCCATTTGAAAGGAAATAACAGCAGATTCCTTCCGTTTTCTTAACGGTATTTAATTCACCGACAAATGCCGTTTTATCTTTGATATAAATAGCATGCTTTTTCCCGGTTTTTAAATCCAAGTTCTTAGCATTTCTTAACGCTTCTCTAAACCCATCCGTATTTTTACATTTACACATGATTATTTTAAATTTATAGATTCAACAATTCTTTAAAGTTTTCAATTAGATCATCTTCGATGTATTGATTTAATTGAGAGTTATGTTTTTCATTTAGTCCGAATATTGAATTAGGATCATTGACCAAACCTTCTCTTTCTATGTGATAAAAAAGACCATCTTTGCTTCTTGAACTAGAATCAATTAATACATAATTTGCATTTTTAGTGAATTCTAGTTCTAGAAAAAGCTCCTTAAATAAACTTCCATGCCATAGCATGTTGTAAGGTTTATCAGTTCTTTTTCTCATACCCATAGTTGGAGGGTCAATAATAGCATAGAAATTCTCAGTTACCGGTTTATAATAACCAACCGCTTGGCCGTCTTCATTTTCTCCTAATTCCCACTGATCTCGAATAAACTGAAAAACAATATCCTGGTTGTTTTGAATATAACTTTGTACATTCAATTCAATCCAATTTGATGGCATATCTTCAACAATATCAATAAACTCGTAGATTGTCATATTAAAACAAAAAAGGAGCTATAACAGCCCCTTTTATTATTAATTTTTAAGCTGTAACTGTTAACGCAAGCTTATTGGATTTGTAGTATTGATCATAATCAATCGCAATTACATCATATCCATTAGCCACATCTCTAAGATTTACGGTATAGCTTCCGGCTGAAACTCCTGTAAACTTGTAAACTCCATTTTCAAACGTTACTGCAGTTGGCGTTACTAAAGCATTTGTCGTTGTATTTTTAATACTCCACAATTGAGCATCATCAAACCCTTCAATAGGCTCTCCGCTTCCGCATGCATCTACAACAGATATTTGAAGATTAGATGCCGTTACGCTTTCAGCTGTTAATGTAACATCGTAGATTCCTTTTAAATTTGCCAAATCTATTTCTTCAGATGTTAAAGAGTTGATTCTTGAATTAAAGGCCACAGTTCCTTTTTGAGATAATTGAATTGTAAAAGGTTTTTTCGAAGTTGTTGATCCGGTAGGTAATGATAATTTACCGGCAGTCGCCAAGTTAATATCAAATCCTTTGAATTTACCATCTTTAGTAACCTCTCCCCATAATCTACCTTCTCCCTCTGAATCAGTATCAACCATTAATAAGTCGTAATTCTTTAAAGAAAGTGATTGTAAAGCTTTTGAGAAACAGATTCCTTTTGAATATTGAAGGGTAAACTTTGATAGTCCGTTACGAACAAACATATCTTCTCCTGAATCTAATGTTTCAAAAACATCATCTTCACTTCCATCTTCAATATTATTGTGAGAAGGTAAAACAATAAGATTTCCTTTTTGGATCTCTTTTTTGATTAATTCATCATCCAAAGTGTCATTTAAGACATCAATACTCCATCCTTTTTTGGCAAGTATAAAGAAGATGATCATGTTTAATTGTAAAAGGCAATTTCCAACGGCTGTACCTTTTACGTCAGTGCCGCATTTTACGATATTTAAATTTAACATTCGATTAGTTTCGACATTCGATTAGTTCTTTATGGGTTAAACAATTTGTATTTAAAATTAAATTGGCGTCGATCACCAGTGCATCCCATATATCAATGGTTGCATTTTCTTTTTGATTTTCTGAATAGTTAGGTTCTCGGAAAAATGAATATTTTGGATTTAATTTATCCTCAAACCCTACTAATTGACTTTTTGTAAACCGTTCAATTACTTTCTCGGCTATTGGAGAAAGTATTGAATATGATTTTACTTCTCGTTGATCATTCGTATCTGAGATACAAGCATTATTTACTGAAAAAATGATTCTTGCTTTCTTAGCTAGGAAAAGATTATCTTCAATTGAATCTGTAAGAATTGAACCAACAACCCAAATCAGTGGATACTGTTTGTAATTCTTTTCATTAGTTGAAATGATGAAATTCTGATGATCTAACGCTTTGCCATTTGCCAGAAACTTATGCAGCTCTAATCTATTTCCGTAACCGATATTAACATCCGGAACTATTTTAGAGATTGCTAATGCAATTATCTTTTCAGTTGGAATAATTCTCATATGTCCCAAATATTTAAACGATGCAAACAACTCAATTGAGCATTTGGGTAATCTTCTTTATGGTCCTGAACAAACTCATTTACTTTTTGTGAAAAATCAACAAAGCGATTCCAAGCATTGTAACGTTTCTTTTTATTATAAACTAAAGTTGAATTCTGGACTTCCGGTAGAACCTCCCCTGTTGATGCTGTAATTGATTCGTTTATAATTTTCCAGTGGTAATAAATGTAATAAGCTAAATAGTTTCTTTCAACCTTTTCATTTGGGTTTAGAATTAGTTCTTGTATTATACCTGGAAACGTTTTTGTTTTACAGTTCGTTCCTCCGGAACAACCGCAGCCGCATTGATAAGATTTGTACCCATCTGTTTCATAAGTATATCCTTGAACTAAACGTTTAATATTTTCCGGAGCATCAGCTTTTAGTATGTACTTTTCAAATTCATTATTCCAAACTAAGTTTGAAATAATATCATTTGTAATACATTCACCTAGCAACAGTACTAATGCTTTTCTTTCAAGTTCTGCAACCGATATTTTTAGCATCGGTTGCAGCTCTTTTGAACATGAAAATAGATTAGTAATATAAACGTCTGTATGAAAATGTTTGAAAGTTGTAAGCATTATTTAACTTCTTTTGCAATACCCTTTTTTATATAAGCATCTTTTGCAAGTGCAGAAACACCCTTTAAAACAGTACCTTTTTTCAGGTATTTCCCGTCCTTAATAATTTCAACTTTATAAGTGTCAGTTAACGAAATTTTTACATTCTCCTGGCCTTTTTCTGATTTTGCTTTACTTTCTTTAGCGATTGCTTTTAACTCTTCGCTTGCTGTTGATGTAGACATAATTTTATTATTTATAATTAAACATTAACCTTCTGTAGTATCTGCTGCAATAAGTTCAAGAACTTCATTAAATGTTGTTTTAACAATTCCTGCTTTAGCAGCATCAGGAATAATTACTGCAATAAATTGCGCTACCTCATGAGTTCTGATATTTACAGCAAGCCCTGTTTTAGGTTTAGATCCTGACTCTGCATCTGTACGCCCATCAGTTTCAAAGTAATAAACACGATCATCAAGTCCAACATGAACAGCATTTTCTAAATCACCAACCAAGAAATCCCCAGTATTCATTGTAGGCTGTTCAATGATTTCTAAATCGTAATTTCCTAATTTCATTGTTGAACCTAGAATTGAGATTGACTGGCCATTTTGTAATTTATAATGTCCGTCAGATCCTTTTTCTGTAATCATTAAAGCGTAATCAATCGGTGATAAAAACAATACATTTGGCGTATATCCACGTTTCTTTAATGATGCAGCAACCGAAACTATTGCTTCATATTTCCCTGGATTAACAAATACATCTAATCCTGGAGCAGGTGTAAACCCTGATGCATTTGTCATAACTTCATTAAATACGTAATTTGGAATTTTTTCATCAATTAGCTCTTCAACTTTAGTTCTGAATTTGTTTAATAATGCAGCAAAAAAACGTCTGATTTTTAAAGTTGTATACCAAATACCAGCAACTGGCTCAGCAGATTGAGATTGATCTTCCATTGAATATGTGATTACTGGTTTTTCTTCACATTCCGGAGTAATTTCAACATCACCAACAACATCTTCGTTAAAAACAACTAACGTGTCTGAATCTTCTAATGGATGGATTGACACTAAATCCATAATTTTAGCAATTGGTTTCTTTGGCGAGAAAAAACCAATGATTTTAGAACGTAGAGTTCTATAAAGAGTATTAACAGATGTAGTCTGATTTGGTGCTGTACCTACCGGATCAACTGTTAAAACATTACTATCTGCAAAAGCTTTTGTTTCAAAAGAAAATAACTCTCCTTTATCACCTTCCTGCTTTTCTTTGATAGCTTTTTCGTAATTTTCTTTACTAAACTCTTTAAAAACATTTACATTTCCGCTATCTTTCTCTGCTTTATTCATCTTTTCTCCTTGAACTTTTAACGCTTCTTCTAAGTCCTGTACTTGCTTTGTTAAATTTTCAGTTGCTTTTTCTACAACACCTTTTATTGCTTCTTCTGATGTTGCTTTTTCAATTTGAGCATTCATCTCTGTTTGCATAGTTTCAAATGCTGTTTTTTGCTCAGCACTAAACTCATTCTTTAAATTTTTCTGAATTTCTTCGGCTTTTTCAGATAATGCTTTTTTAGCCGCTTCTTGAATTTCTAATAACTCTTTTTCCATTTGATAAGAATTTTAGTTGTTAAACATTGAATTAATAAACTTTGATGTTAATTGAGTGCTTAGGCGCGGCTCATCATCTTTATTTGAATGAGTGTTATCTAACGGCTCATTTGTATTTTCTAAATCGTAAAGTGTTGGTGTTATATCGTTGCTTCCAGATAGAACCATTGAACCTTCCTTGAATATTTTGGCTTCTGTAACAGCCCAGAAATAACCTTGTTCATCTGCATCATCCTTGTTCACTATAAATGAGTAATACTTTTCCCAATTCTCTTTATATTGAACATCATAAGGATCATCTTCGTCCACATTTTTAATACACAGATATAATTTCACATATTGCATTCTAATAGAATGTTCAACTGGATCATTGTATTTATAAGCTTCAAAACCATCTTTATTTGATCTCTCAGTTAGTTTTGATTTAAATATTAATGCTTCTGTTTCTCCTTCATAATCACGTCCTAAATCTGTCCATTTCATAACCTGTACAAAAGGTTCTACGTCTTTAGGAAAGGAAATAACTTTTCCTACTTCTAAATCGTGATTGATAATTAAATAAACTTTACCTTTTTGTTCCGGAACTGATTTATTCCAAATACCTGGTATATGAACATCTGAATGTGAATCTAAATATCCGGTTGTATTAATAACCGGGTAAACAATGCTGCCAAAACTAATTTCAGACGATGGGGATAATGATTTTAAAGCTTCTGATTTGCTAGACACTCTAAAGTTTATCGAGTCAGAATATTTAACTACAGCTTTTTTCAAAGAAACAATCTCATCATGATGTTTGATAAGCGCTGAAACCAACTCTTTTTGAGTAGTAAAATTCTTATTTAATTCTTTACAGAAGTACTTTTTCATTTTTTTATATCGTCGACATTCGATTTTAATTCGTTAATCTTCTTGATTAATTTGATTCGTTTAGTTGGATTTACTTCTTTCTTCAATTCCAACTCAAGCATTTTAATCTTATCCATTACATTTCACTTATTATGTCATGGTCACGCAAAATCTTTTTTGCATCATCATTGCTAATTAATTCTTGTTGCAATAGTTTAATTATTCTATCCACAGTACCATTCTTTCTTTCTTCGATTTGCTTATTAACTAACTGATAAGCTGGTAAATGATCATATGTCATACATATTTCGTGTTCATATTCAAAATGCTCTCTAATTTTCTTACAAAACATTTCTGCTACAGGTTCAATTCGATTTTGAATTACTTGAAGTTCTGCATTTTCACGATTATCGTACTTTGCATTGATATCCTTTGTAGGAAGAAGTTCGATTGGCACACCGATTTTGTTTGAAATGGTAATTCTATCAGCTGCAATCATCAAATCGAAATTGATACCTAGAATATCTTTTGCAAGAGAAAGGACCTGTAATTCCTTTGAAGAAATTGCAATAGACTTACCTTGAGAAAGTCCTAGCATATTTAGCTCCTTCTCAATTTCATCCTTGTAAGTTTTCGGTTTACCTGTTTTTTCATTTACTTCAAAAACCTCATCCAACCCATCAGAATACTGATCTTTTGCATGCTCTTTATGCGTTACAAGCAATGAACCCGTTCTTTTAATTTGATTTTTCTTACCTCTGTTAGCAAGTAAAGTATTTTTTCCTTCATCAGTCAATGAAGCCAAGCGAGATAATCCTTTAAAGGGATTTTCTGGGTCTATACGAACATCAGTAAATTGAATAACATTTTTAGTATTCAATTTTCTTTTAGTACTTTCTTTTGCTCCTTTTAAATGATATTTAAAATCAACATTGTCAATTGAAAATATATCTGAGTTAAAGTCATAAAAACTAATTTTATCCGGATTTAAAATGAATAATTCATTTTTATCAAACTTTTTTTCAAAGCCAACTGATTTATGAAACGGATATACATTAGTCCATCCAGCTGCAGTTAAAAAATAATAAAAATCAGAAAGGAATTGTTCTTTCGTTTGGAAACGATTAGGATTATTCAATCTATTTACCAAAGGATCATTTTCGATGATGTTACCTTCTTTATCTTTAGCATAGATAAATCCTTTTTTAAATAAATCACATAAAAAAGTAATAGGCGAATCAAAAGCATCTACATTTTGAGCTAAGAAAACAAAACCATCACCAAAATCAGGTAAATTAAATATTCCTGAATCATATGAATAGTTAAAATACATTTCAGCACTTCCTTTTCTTCTTTGTTGTAAGAAAGGAAAAAAGTTACCTATAAAATTTCTCAACTCTTTTTCATGCGTCCTTCGCTAAATTTATCAAGTAGTTTTCTATTAGTTGATTTATCGTCTCTTTTTAATTTACCATCTTCAAGATTATAATCTGTAGAGCATGATCTACATGTTATTTTAATATTTTGTGTTTGGTTTTGAATAGTCATGACATAAACACATTTTCCATAAAGTTTAATACTTTGATGTAAATTTTCACCTAATGAACGATTACAATTTGTGCATTTTATGTTTGACATAATTAAAAGAACTGTATTTACTTTTCAAATATAGGTAAATTTAAATTAAAATAATAAATAATATTATTACAGGTAACTTATTTTATTATTTTCTTGCTTAAATAAAGCCACTTAGCTAAATGCGTACAAACATCTGCTGCTCCTACTTTTTTCTTATCGCCTTGTTTTGGTAAAGTTTTAAGATGTCGGATAAATCTTTTGTATTCTGGGTTTTCATTAGTGCTGTTAAAAACAAAATATTCCTGAATAATGAATGAGTATGAATTAATTCTATCAATTTTGTCATCTCCGTTATTTAAAGGAACTATTCCAAAAGTCTTAGTTTCATTTTTAATTCGTTTAGCGACAACAGAACCCAATCCATTAGTTTCAATAATATTTTTTAAACAGTGAAGAACTTTGGTAATCTTTTTTTCGAAAACAGGTATATTATAATTTGAATCAAATGAATTATAAACTACTTCTCTAACATAGAACTTTTTACCGATTTGCGTAACACCTATTGTTCCCCAAGTATCATCGCCATCATCCGCCGGATCTGTCGCTGAATATGAAGTGTAATAACCATTAAAATCAATTTTGCTAAAATCTTCGAATTGAAGTTTATCGTACATTAAACCTTCCTTAGAAGTAACATCTTGAAGATATTGAGCATTAAAGGCAGCTTCGGACATCGGTGTAATTTCTCCACCTTCTTCCTCCTCATCATCTTCTCCACTAAGTAAACGACGTTTTGCATCCTCCAGTGCTTCTTCGCCTAATCGAATAGGATCTAAATATCCATCAATGTAATTCTTTTCTAGTTCGGATGGCTTAATGTATTCATTGACTTTGGCAGGCAAAACAATATGTTTAAGCTTATCTTTTTTTGTGGTCCGTAAAACATGGTTAGTTCCATCAATAGGTGACAATCTTTGTTCGACTTGTATAAATGGCGTCTTAGAAATATCCTTATTCCTTGAGCCTAATTCAATCAAACCCTCAATACAATCTTTGGCTTTTGATTCAGATATTGAATCCTTGTGAGACATTAAATCATCTATTATCTTAACATGGCCATGGTTACCAGTTTTTGTTCCTCTAGTGGAATATTGCCACATTTCACCTCCAAGTGTATTTCCTATGAAATAAACTCCATTAGCATCATTTCTGATACTTATTTCGGGATAGTAAGATCTATATTTATCTGATAAAAGAATATCTCTTCTTTTTAGTCCAAACTTCTTTCCATTTGTATCTGATATTGTCATTAAAAGTATACATGCATCTGGTTTATTGGTCCATAACCAACAAGGAAAAAGAATTGATATTAATGTTGATTTAGTTGTCCCGGGACAAATATTTATAAGAAGATCATAGGGCTTAGGAAGGTTATTAATAATGTAATAAGCTAACTTTTGTAACTCATCACACATATATTTAATATGCCAGTTAGGTATAAATTCATCAGTAAAAACAATGTCCACAAAATCCAACGAAAACTCATAGAATTCACGTTTACATAATTCCGCTTTAATCTTCGTTAAGTCTAATATTAGATTTTCTAGGTTCAATTCATAGTTGCCGACATACGTATTGTTTAAATATTATTAAATTTGTTTAAATATTTTATATGAAAAAGGTAAACATTATTACTAACAACTCTAACGAAAAAATTCTTCAAGAATTTATTGGTGACACAACTTTTACTAAAGAATTTAAATTAATACTATCTGATCCAAATACATTAATTCCTGATGGTGTTTATGATTCTGATTTATTCATACCTTCAACTTCGATTTTAAATTATACCAACCCTAATGAACCATCACCAATTGGTCCTGAGGAAAAAAGAACTCTAAGCGAAAAAGGTTTGGAATATTTTAAATTTACCACTGACAAATAAATGTTCAGTGGTAAAAGATTATTTACTTATCTTGTATTTATAATAAAATTGATTTACAACATCTTTGATATTAAATACATTTACTTTTGGTAACTTATTAAAATCAATTCTATCCAATATTACTTCAACAACTTCATTTGTTTCGTCTGCAGTAATTTGAATATTTATTTTATCGGTTCTACCAGTTTTAATAAAAATGTATTCTGCCACTAAAAAAGCTTTCTTTTTAGCAAAATACAATGTATTAGCCATTCCCTTTGAAAAGACTAATTTATCCTCCGTTGAGTTTTTAGAATCAAGCAAAGGAAAGAATAATGATACTGAGTTTTTTATTGACATATTTAAATCTCTTTAGTAATAACTTCAATTTTAGAAACAACCTCTCTACTTATTCTTAACTCCTTAAACGAATTATCTTCTAAGTTACCTTTGTAAAATAAAGTACGCAAATCCTCTCCCTTAAGAAAATCACTTACAAAAATATGTTTTTCAACTTCTCCATTTTTATAAGTTATTTCTACTGTGGCAGAATATTTTCTAACCGCCACTAGTGGTTTTCCATTATTTATTACATCTGAATAATCAATATTTGGTCTCTTAAAAAAGAGATGATTTAATAAGCTCATGCCATTAAATTTTTCTTTTAAATCAGTATTATGGGTTTTCATATTATTCATATTTCTTAAGTTTTGTTTTTCACGTAATTCGTTTAATTCATTTTCAATAACTTTAAGCTCTTCTGATAATCTATCACTCATCTTGTTGGGATTTTAATATTAATTGTAATGCTTCAGTCGGTATTTTAGAGTAGTCTATTTGATTTTTGATTTCTCCTGAATGATTATTTTCAATTTCTTTCTTGTCTGTTAGGCCTAAATCGCGTGATATAATAGTTGCACTAAATGTTCCAACTGTTGCTCCTTCGAATTTTTGCTGATAAATAACTTCGCGTATGCGCGTAATGACAACGGAAAAATCTTTGCTAATCGAATCTTCTTTCCCCTCTAATGATTTTTCAAAGTCATTAAAGTACCCAACATTTATACCATCTAAATAACCACACAAACCTTGGTACGTATATGGTCTTGCAGTAGGTATTTCTATTAATGTACTGGTTGCATTTTTCATTACTTGGTCAAGGTCAGCCCCTTCTTCTTTTGCAAACTGCATTAATTCCAATACATCAATACTTGAATTTCCTTTCTTTTGTTCAATTTTTACCCAAGGATTATCATCACACCATTGAAAATACTCGCATGCTGCTTTCCAAAGTAAATCAGCTGATTGAAATAATTTATCCCTACCATGTTTTGATCTTTGCTGCCAAAACTTATTCCCAATCATCCAAGGAGCTTTAGATTTATCTTTTCGTTCTTTCTCAACTTCATCAACCAAATCATTCATAGCTTTATCTAGTCCTAGAAACCCTTCTGCTTGACTAAGGGTAATTGTTTTGTATTTGAAATCTTTTGGTAGCTTAACCTTTTCATTACCTAGAACAACCCAAAACAAACCTTTGGAATCCTTCTTGATTTTTATCTCAGATGATTTCCACTCTTTTATAATTTGTGATTTACTTTGTTTTATCATAAGTTATAGTTCAATAATTAACTCTTGTTGCGTTAATGAGAAGTAAAGGTTTTGGAGTTGATGCAGATATTCTATTTTTGTACCATACCAAACTAATGTAAAATCTGGATTTATGAAATCTTTATTTTTTATTCTATATGATGCTAACTTATTGTCACATACAAAGTAGGTTGGTTCAAAACCACATTTCATGATAATTTCTTTTGTTAGCTTAATTGGTTCATATTTACTTTCTCTACGATGTCCCATTTGTATAAGAAATATATCAACTCCTTCAATAAATATATTCTCATTTTCTTCTGGATCATATAAACAATTACCTATTCTTAATTCTTGTGAATTCATAATTTTAATATTTGATACTAAAAAAATCTTTTGTTTCTCTGAAATAATCCAAATTCCATATTTTGAAGTTGATGAACATATTTTAATCTCATTGGTTTTTGACTGTAGTTACTAATATTTATGTCTACTTCAAATATTTTATTATCTTTTGTAATCAATTTCATTTGCCAAGGACCAATTGATTCATAAGCTAATATTTCTAAATCATAATCATATCCAAGTTCATACAATACATTTTTATTTAATGGAATGGGTTTTAAATCTGATAATTTAACTCTTATAGGAGCTTGTTTTGTATGTTCATAAACAATTAAAGCGCTATCTATGTCAACACCACGTATCTCTACAATGTCATTATTATAAAAAACATTACAACTTATTCTTAGTTCTTCGAATGATACTTTCATATTTTGATGATTTAATTAGACTTTAATAAAACTAAAAAAGGCCTGGCTTATCAAATAAACCAAGCCTTTGTTTTGAAGGTATCACCATAATTTTATTAACAATCAACCACATGAAATTTTACATTAGTACGCATAGTGAAAAAATAAACCTTCTTTATTACATTCCTGTAAATGGTGATGAACGACTCATTGAACTTTTATTTTGCAGTAGTCTTCTGCTTATTAGGTTTCCCTAAAGATTTAAAATTTAAAATACAAATATAATACATTTTATTACATATTAAAATATAATATATTATTTATAGGCTAAATTTTTTATCTCCCTATAATTAACATTAAAGCATCTCTTTGTTCCTGATTTGTTTTAGATGGTAACTTTGTTAATTTACTGACTTCTGAATGGGTCCTTTTCTTTGAAGTTGGCTTAACTATAAAGTAAGTTAATTGTAGATCAATTAGTAATTCTTCGATTAAAGAAGCTACAGCAAAGTTTTTCCCAGTATTAGCTCCAATCTTCGCACAATAAACTTTAATATCTCTTACGGTTTTTGGAATAGTTTTAACATGGAAATTAGATTTGTTCAACTCTCCTTTTTCAATATATACTTCAATATTTTCTTTTTGATGAACCCTAACTATTTCTTTTAGCTTTTCTGTTAATTTAAGAAAGGGAAGATTTAGTAATTCAAGTTTTGTATCTTGTTTTATTGCGATTCCGGATTTTTCTAAATCAGGATCAATCCCAATCAATACTTTATGATGTTTTTGCATTGGAGTGAATTTATTTAAATCTTTCATTGTAAATCTCGTTTGCTTTTATTATTGCTTGTTTCCACCAGTTTGTAAATCCTGATTTTGTTAGCTCTTCGTAAGTGCAATCAATAATGTGTTGAACTTCTTCTTGGCCATTCCAATCTGTAACAATCATTCTTGTGTTAACAGTGTCTTTATCGATTGTTATTGCGTTTTGAGTTTCAAACCATTCTACAACATACGACACAAGTAATCTATCTGGTATTTCATCATGAAACTTATGTTTTATATCATGTTCATTAAAAAGCCATAATCTAAACTCCTCTTTCGCCTTTCCTGTTAGTTCCATTACTTTATGTTTTCTGTGTTAAGTAATAAGTCTAAAATATTATTACACTCAACAATGTCATTAATTCTATCTTCAAACTCTGAATTTGGTTCATTGTCTGGATGTGCTTCTAAACATAACTTTAAGCTTCTTAGCATTAGTTTTAAGTTGGCTAAATTTACATGTTGAGTTATCTTCAACTCGTCTTGAACAAGTTGGATTATTTTCCCGTAATGTTCATTTATATAATCATACTCAACCATCACATTGATTTTAAAGTCCTCAAAACTCTCATACCCTTGCTCCTTAGCGTATTCGTTTTTTATTTGTTCAACTGTTTTCATGTTTTAAAAATATAAGTGTTAGGTGTTATTTCGATGTTGTAGAATTTGAGTAGAGAATTAAGGCTTTCTTTAGCTGATAATTGCTCGTCAAAATACTGCATTGATGTTGTCCTGTAATTTTGATATATAGTAACTCCATAATCATTATCCTCATCAACAATCTCACTCGCTTGCTCTTCAGTTATTTCTTGGAGCTTTATTCCTTTGTAAAAATAAAGTAATGATTCAAATTCATATTCCGTATCATCGCTTATGCAAAACTCCCCTTTACTTGTTTCTATTGTTTTCATAAATCAGTTTATTTTTTGATTATTTCTTTTTGTATTTAGGTTTGTTTAAAATATCCTGTTTTGGCAATACGCTTCTAAATTCACTATTCCACCAACTTAATTCAGTCATTCTACCTACATTATTCAAATTATAGGTTTTTAATTGCTTTCTAGTCTTTTTTTCTTTCATAACTTAATAAATTGGCGGTTTAGGTTTTTCGATTGGTTGGTAGTGGGTGGCATTTTCTAACAATATATTTTTCTCTGATAATGTAAACCTACCCACAATTACCCCTAGTTTTTTATCCATTATAAAACAATCTTGCATTTCTGTTTTCGGCAAATCCTTCTCACTTACTATTTTAATCCAACCGTTGTTATTTTCAATACCTTGAAGTGATTTAGGTCTGATTTCGAAAAGTTTTCTTTCTCTTTTGTCAATAGTTAATAAATCTTCAAAATATTGAGAAACGAATCCGTTATTTTTCAATGCTTTTTCTTGAGCTTCCTTTGGTAGTTTATTCCAACATTCTCCCCAAGCTTCTTTTATAATCTCTTCTTTTGTCATAACTTAAAATGTTGGTTCGAATGAAACTATTTTTTCTGCAAATTCTACTGCTTCTTTTGGTTCAGTAATGTTTAACCACATGAATACATTTTCAGCGTAAATACAAAACCCTTGATTTATTCCACTGTTACCAAATAGAAGAGCCGGTAGCTCATCTTCTCTCAAACCGTTTTCCTCCATTACTTCCTCCTTGATGTGATCTTGAATTAAGCATTTTGAATAATAAAACATTGGATCTGTTTCGTCTTTTACAAAACCTAATGCGATGAATTTCTCATCATTATTTTTAAAAAATTGTTCTTTTGTCATGATTATTTGTTTTTGATTTGTTCATAGTAAAATTTAACTTCAACTTTTTCATTGCAAGTAAATAATCCAAATCTTTCGGCAAGATTAAACGTTGGATGATACTTTCTAAATTTGTTTATCTGTCCTTGAATTTGTTCACGAAACATTTCTATTGAAAAAGTATCTTTGAATTTATTACAGCTTCTGCATGCTGGATTAAGATTTGATAAATCGTCAATGCTCTTTCCTTGCAAAAGATGATGATCTGACAATCTTTGTTTAGCGATAATATGATCGACTTGCATATCTTTCATTTCTTTTAGTTCAGTTCCACAATACGCACATTTAAAATCGTATTTTTGGTAAACTATTTCTCGAACTTTTTTACTTATTGCCATCTTCGTGAATGTTTCCGATTATTTCGATTTCTTTAAGGTTATTAATAAGAGGAAGTCTTGAAAATTTATCTGATCTTTCTGCAATGAACCCGCCATTTTCAAAAATTACAATGTAATTGTATTCAAGTCCTACCGAAATAATATCCCCATCAAAAATTTTATTTCCGTTTTTGTCTAGTAGTCCTGTGAATTGCGACACCGTTTCGGGGTTTACTTCATAATATCCATATTCATATGTAAAATCTTCAAATGAGTAAGCATCTTCGCAATCTTCTGGATTAAAAATATAAAATACTGCTTCTCTACTTTTTACTTTATAGAATGCGTTATTTATTAAACTTCCATAAACCCACTCTCCGTTGTCAACTCTCTTTCCTCTAAATAATACTTCTCTCATAATCCTATTTGTTTTTTTGCTGCTTCTGTTAAAATAACTTCGTCTGCACATAAAATATTTATTAAATCCTCTATATCATACTCTTTAAGTAACGAAGTTATACATAGCCAGTAATCACTATGACATAATGTATCTATATCGACATAAAACCCCTCAAACAATACACGCTCTTTGGCTTGTTGGTATTCTGTAATATAATACCCTAGAGTAGTATTAATTCCGTTATAAGGAACACTATGGTTTGGATGGAAAATTTTTAGTCTTTTTTTTAATTTTTCCGGCTCTTCCAAAACATTCCCCTCTTCATCCGTTGGAACAAACATTCCAAGATGTAAAGCATGTTCAAGAAAATTATCGAAATTATCTCTTAGTCGTCTGTATTCAGAATCGGTTTTATCTTTTAAAGTTTTTCCGAAATTTTTACTTGATGTTAATTTCATAACTCCTGATTTAAAGTGTTAATATCAACAGCTAATCCTTTTTCGATAAGTCCAAAAACATCAAAGTGCCACTCATAAAGCTTTTCAAAGAAAAGAATCTGATTTGATGCAACATGGTCAAAGTCTAACCAAGAATGACTACCATATTCACTGATTAATCTCTGTTCTGTAAAAATAAAATTACCTTCTTCATATCTAAATGAATTTGAGTAAGGCATATCACTCATTGATTTAATCGCATCAATCGGCACAAACTTTTCTCTGTCAACCTCAATTTCTTTTGTAAGATCTGAAAGAGGTCTAAATATTGGTTTAAAATATTCAATATCTAAATCGTCTAAACTTGTGATTAAATATACTTCATCAGTATTACTGTATTTAGATATTCCGATAACCTTTTCAATACCCGAAAACTCTTCCGTGCATATACCTGTTAATTCATAAGGTAAATAAGGACTAATATGTTTTAATTCTAAACTCATAACTCTGTAGCTTGTTTGATTAACTCTAATATTCTTTTTCTAACGTGCTTATCATTAGCCTCTCCATCACATTGAAGTTTATAAACCTCTTGTAACATTTTTAACATTTCAGGCGCTTTAGATATTAGTAAAGCGTTTGCTTCTCTTTCATAAGTATTATTATTAAAACTACTTACAAAAATCCCTCTTCCATCTTGGGTAGATACTGTAAAAGAATCTGTGCCATCATTATTTTTATAGTACTTCCAATCTCCTTTAGTCCCTTTAAACAATTCATTTTCCTTTTGAATACCTCCATCAATTAGATCAGATATTCTGTTTTCGTCGTAGCTCATTGGTTTATTTCTTTAAGTTTTCAGCTATTTTTAATATCAGTTCTTGATTTTCTTGAGTTAAAAGATTTTTAATATTCTCTTCTTCATCAAGAGAATACAATGCGTTAGAGACTTCAATATTAATATCTTCCCATCGTTCATCTTCTTCGATTTCTTTTTGCTCTTCATCAGAACATTTTTCACAGATAATAGTATCTCTGTACCATTTATCAGATGCACAACCATCGTTTAAATCGAATATTTCTCCACAATGTGTGCAAGGTGTTGGCATTTCCATTTCCATAGTTTTGATTTTTAAATCATTGATTCAAATTCGTTTTCAACTGTTTCCTGTGGTGTATAACCTTGTTCGTAACTCTCTAAAAATGTTGGGATACATAAGGAGTCTAAGACCTCTACATTAGTAAGTAATATAAATTGCTCATGCTTTTTAAATTCTTTCACTAGTTCTTCTAGCCATTTAGTTGGAGTTAATACAATTTCTCCTTCTGATACTTTGTTTTTAAAGTTTTCCATAGTTTTGATTTTTAAAATTTTTATTATTTTTGGGATTCATAGAATTGAAGTTTGAACTTTAAAATCCCATTAAAGTTTGGTCTCAAGCCCTTTTCGGAGGGCTATTTTATTGAAATAAATTTGGCTTACAATAATTGTTAATTCGCTCAATTGAATCTTTATAATGAATTTCATTTTTATCACATCCAATTAACTTTGATTGTGAAACATCTTTTTCAAGTATTTTCCAATAGTTTATCATGTCGTGATATGCAATTGAAATACTGCCTGAGCCATGATGTGTGTCTAAATATTTAAAATTTGGCTCCCCATATTTATCAAAAATCCATTTATATAATTCGACCGGCTTTTGAGTTGGATGAATTTTCTTTTCTCTATTTGCACCTCCTGTTGTACTTATAGCAATTTTTGCTGCAGGTTTATCAAACGAAGTCCATGCTAATTCAAATTGTGAGAAGTTTTCCCAAGGTTGTAATTTGTCCCAAAATATAATTCCTCTTGTTGGCGGTAATGGAAAATAATTCCCTCCGAAAATGATTTGATTCTTTGAAACCCTGAACAGTTCTTTGAAATATTCTTCGGTTGGAATTTCATTATCCCAATCTATATTTGAATTATTTAGAATTCTGTTTTTAAGTTTACCCCCTCCCGAATTTAAACGCCCTTTAACTTTTGTTGCGGTAGATTTATAACCATTGTTTTCTCCCATTTTCATATTAGGTGCATTTATCCCATAAGGCGGATCAACAATTGCCAAATCAAAGTATTTATCCGGATAGCGAGCCATCAACTCCATGTTATCCTCATTTGTTATATTTATTGACATAAAATATTTTTTATATATTCGCAGTGACACTCGCCTTGAGTGTCGCAGGTAGTAGAGAGGAGTTCCGGTGTTTTCATCGGGGCTTTTTTTATCTCAGCTGCTTTTTTAAATTCAACAAAATACAGTACCACTTCACCCAATCTTCTTTGAGTTCTCCTGTGGTAATGCTTCGAATATTATTTGGTTTTGTTAAGTAGGATTTATATGATTTGAAGTAGTGCTCAGAATCTTTTACGAATGTTCCAGATTCAAGTCTAAATCCTTGTTTTGGTTTGTTTTTGTAGAGAGTTTTAATGAGTTCGATTGACATCTCGATTAATTCCTCATTTGTCTTGGTTGATAATTCTTCTAATTGATCAAGTTCCATTTTGAATAATTGTTTTATACAACCAATTGCAAACTATAATATTACATACTCTTTGATGTGCTTTCAATTTTAATGTTTCATTAAAATTTCTGATGATCTTCTTTGCAATCAAATGATCTTTTTGCTCAGTCAATTTTATTTCTTTTTCCTTATGCAATATGTTTTCTTCTTTTTCAAGGAGTGAATAATATTGTTTTTGAGTTGGTTTGAATTGATTTGGCACACTTTTAAGCAAAAGATGAGCATTTATACTTCTGTATGTTTTTCCCTCTCTTAATTCGCTTAAAATTGTTTCTTGATATTCTTGATTTATTTTTTCTTCGTCAATTTGAAGTTCAATTTGATTAGAAGCTGGTTTTCTAGAAAGATTATGTTCTATTGCTTTTTTTTGCTTCCATTTGCAATACTTACCTAGAATCTCAGCGATAAGTTCTGAATTTACGAGTTGATAATGCTCAGATTTCTGTTCAAACATTCCGTACCTGTTCATTTTCAAAGCAATTTGAATTTCTTGAACAGAAATCATCCAAAATCTCATGTAAATCATGTTGGAAATATCGTCTAACAATTCACCTTCTGGCATGTTTTCGTTTTTTACACCTCTCAAGGTTGCATCCTCGCAAACAAAACTTTCAATCGCGTTTAAAACATCGTTCCTTCTACAATCTTTGATGATTGGAAACTCATACGTCTGTTTCAAAAGTTCTAGCGGACTCCAATTCCCTTTGTCTTCTACGACTTTCAAGGAAGTTTTCTGTTTTTGTAACATTAACTCTTCCGACAATGATATCATCTGATTCTGCCTTTGCATTTTCATTTTGAGTTTTAGTTTGATTTAATTTTTTAAGCTTATCAATCCAATCGTCTTGATCCCATTCGAAAGAAAAGTTTTGAAACCTATGAACTTTTTCACCTGTTTGATTTTTGTAATCCATGTAAGCTTTAGTTTGCTTTCTGAATTCATCAAAATCTTTATCACGTGCTATCGAAATCATTCTTCCGATTACTTTCATTTGCAACGATTCTGATTTTTGAGAAAAGAACTCGCAAACATTTTTGAAGAATTGAGAATTTCTTAATTCAGTCGCAAAACCTTCTGGTAATTCATTTTCTTTTTTTTCGCAATTTTTTTCTTTTTCTTCTTCGAGGTTTTTAGAAGATTGAGAATTTGTTATTTCTTCCTCGTTTAAATTTTCAGACACACACCCCAAATCTTTTTTTTGTGTGTTTTTTTCTAATAATACGTTAGTATTATTATTTACTTTACTTTCCTTTGTTGGATTTTTAGTCAACGACCGTTTAACGGTCGTTGATCTCTGGTCACTTTTTGTTGATTTTGCCCTTTTTTCAGCAGATTTTAATCCTGCTTCTCTTCGTTGTTTACGTAAATTTTCAAGAGGTTCCATTCTGGATTGAAAACTCTTTGAGTAAAAAGATTTATTATCTTCTGTAAATTCAAATAAACCAAAATCTTCAACAATTGATTTTACCAAATCTGAACCAACTCTAAAATCGAATGCAAGAACATTGTAATCTTTGAAAAGTAAATAATCTGAACTTTCAAGCATTTTTTCAAGAATCATAAAGTATACAGCATAACCTTCTGCTTTATGTTTCATTCTAACGGCAATCATCTTATCGTCGTTACGTGCGCCACCATCGTGACTAAAATAAAATTTGTTTTTTGCCATGATTTTAATCTGGTGCTTTTGCAGAATTACAAGATTTGCACAATACAGTTAAATTTTCTTCTGAATTTAATAATTCAAAGTCTAATCTATTTTTAGCGACACGATATATTGAAACTATATGATCTATAGTTAATTTTTCATTTGATCCACAATTTGTGCATTGATTATTATACTTGGTAAAAATGTAAGTTCTAACATCTAATCTTTTCAAAAAGGAGCTAGATGAATTTTTTAAAGCTTGATATCTAACTTCATAAACATTGTTTTTAAATCTTTTAACAGTGTAACGTAAGGGTTTCCATTTTGGAAATTCACTAATTTTCTCCATAACTCTAATTTTGATTTAAAAGCTCAAGCATCTTTAAACTACTCTCATTTTTTGTTTCCATCCTTTTAAGAATGTTTGCTCCAACATAAATTCTACTGAAAACATGCTGGTCCTTTTTCTGAATCGTAATTTGAAACTGTACCGGGCTTTCATAATGTTCAACTTTAAATCCTTTACGTTGAACTTCTGTAATTAATTGATCTATTCCCATTGTAAAATTATTTTTGTTAATTGTCTCAATAGTGTCACAAGTAACACTGCTATTATGGTAGAAGAAAAAAGAAGCCATATCAGCTTCTTATCTTCTTTTTCGTATTTAGTCATTAATGTTCCGAATTAAAATAAACCTTGTAGTAAAACATTTTCTTAGCTTCATCATAACCTCTTTCAAGATTATCTGCAGCACATTCGGAATTAAGAAGGTCAAGATTGATTTTGGCACCCGTATCCAATTTGATTTCGGATTTGATTTTCTTTGCTTGAGTAATTAAAACTCCAGGATCAACTTCAAACTCCTTATCTAATTTAATTTCTACTTGATTTAAGTATTGATTGAAATCATCTTTGTACTCTCCTAAAGTTTCATCTATGATTTCAATGTTTACAAATTCATGATTTGCTAATTGATCAATGGTATTTGAAACAAATTCAGCCTGTTCTTTTCTGTTAGTTTTATCTAAAACAACATAATTTGAAAAATCATTGATTGTTTCAAGAAATTTCTTTGTTTGTAAAGCTGGATTTGTAACTGGTTTTACTTCTAAGAAATTCTTTGTCCAGAATTCAGATTCGACATTATTGTCATCAATTGTATAAACTCGGAAACCTTCATCACGATAAACATCAAGAATCAAAACTCCTTTATCTAGTTTATCAAGCTTGTAGCCTTTGAGAACATTGTAATCAATAGTTTCTCTTTCATCAAAACGTAAGAATTTTGATTTATTTTCGAGTTTGTATATTCCAATAGCTTTGCATGGAATTCCATCAAATTGAGCATTATTCAATTGAACTGTAAAAACCTCACCACTTTTGATTTGCGGATGTAAAGATTGATCGTAAAGCATTTTTAAAACCTCATTTGAAAAATCTACAAAATCAATTTCTTCATCAAATGCAGATTTACATAAATTGTAAACTTTATTGAATTCAAGACTTTCAGTATAATGACTGAATTGTTTTAATTCAAGGTTTTTCTTGAATGGACCAAATAAGAAAGGAATCAATTGTTCTTCCTTTGATTCGTCAAACTCAGTAGTTTTTGAAGCAAAAATATTCGCTTCCTCTCTTATTTTGTGTCCTACTTTTTGCAGAACTAAATATTCTATATATGCGTTTTTTAATTCTTTCATGATTTTATCATCTAAAATTTAGGTTTTGCATTTCTGCTTTATTTTTACTTACAATAGTTCTACACCAATCAATTTGATGAGTAACTGTTCGATTTAATCTTTCTGACCAATTGATCAAATAGTTTTCATTCTTGCAAAGGCTATCAACATACTTATTTGCTACTGATGCTGATAATTGCGAAATCTTTCGAATCTCATCCATAAAAGCAGAATTAAGTTTACTGTCTTTGTGATATTTTGAATCAGCTAAAAGTTTTGTAGTTCTTGCGAGATATGCAATCAAATCATTTCCTCTCTGGACTATTTCGTTTACATCTTCGCTTGGAGTTATTTCTGTGAATTCTTGAATTGATTGTAATTCTAATTCAATTTCATTGAGAGGTGAGATTATGTTTTGCATTTTAGGAAATTTTTACGTGAATTCTAAACGTTCATTATTTAATATGATAATTGTCTTGAATGGAAAACCATCTTCCGGAACTTGTATGATCATTTCTTGTAAGATTTTAGAACCAGTGAAAATGATGTGGTTTTCTTCTTTATATTCTATTTGAAGCGTTAAGCATTTAGTTCCTTGTTTTGCTTTAGAATCTTCAATTTTGAATTTCTGAATGATAATTTCTTTATTCAGAATTTTGTTTATTTTTATTTTGTCTCCTACGAAATTTGTTAAACTTGGCTTTATCTTGAAGTTCTTGAAATTGTTCATCTGTCAATAGTTTTTTGATTAGATTTCGAGAGTTACAATGATTTGCCCAACCTAAATAAGAAGCAACTGATTCAATTGACGGATTCTTCTTTAGTTTGCGAGCAAAATTCTTTTTAATGCCTTTTCTTAACAAGGTATGAGTTGGAAAATGTACATATCCTACAAAGTCAATTCCTGTTGAAATAGGGAAAATTCTATGATTGCTTTTGATTTCTAGTTTTAGATTTTGGTCTAAATATTCTTTGATAATCTTCAAATAAATATGTAATTCTTCTTTGTCTTTTGATAGAATTACTAAATCATCTGCGTATCTGAAATAGTGTTTGATTTTGATTTCTTCTTTCAACCAATGATCAAAATAGGTGAGATAGAAATTCGCTAAATATTGACTTAAGTAATTTCCTATTGGAATACCTTTCGCGCTACTTATTATCTCATCAAGTAACCAAAGTAGATCCTGGTCTTTGAACTTTCGTCTTAATAAAGATTTCAAAATTTCGTTATTGATACATGGATAAAACTTTTTTATATCCATTTTCAAACAATATTGATATTCTGAATTTTTTAATGCTTTTCGAAGTTCAAAAGAACATTTATGTATCCCACGTCCTTTGATACAGCTATAGGTATCTTTAGTAAATGTTGATACAAAAATTGGTTCAAGAATATTCATAATCGCATGATGAGTTATTCTATCAGGAAAATATGATAAGCGATAAACTTCACGTTCTTTAGGTTCGTATACTTTGAAAATGTCATATGTTGAAGTTTGGTAGCTTTTATCATTCAACATTTGATGTAATTTCAATATATTTTCTTCTTTTTTAGAATTATGAATTCTCACGCCATATTGTTTGGATTTCCCTTTTTGAGCAATCTCATCTGCTTTTTGTAAATTCTCTATACAAATGATTTTTTGATAAATATTTCCTATTCTTTTCATGTCTTTGCTTGTTATTGGTAGCTTTCAGAAATTCATACTAACAACCAGGATAAAAGTTTTTATTTTTTGTCAAGGGACAAGGTTTGAAATGTTTTTCATTCTCGCATAGGTGCGAGCTGACATTCGTATTCGTATTCCAGTTATCGTAATCGTAGTAAACGAAACTGCCTGAAGAGGAATAACAGCTCTAACACTCCACAACCTATTTGTTTAAAAATTACTGAAGTTTTATTCCCTTTTTGTAAAGAATGAAAATATGATAATTAAAATCAAAGCATCTTGTATTGTTATATTGGCTATAGGTTTGGATAACCAGTTTTTAACTTCTAAGTCGTCAAATCCATTCGTAAAGAGCCAAACATAAATTATAAATATTAAAATTATTGGTATAATGTAGTTTTTACAAAAAAGATGTTTAAGTGTTTTTATAAAATTTTTCATAATTCATTTATTTTATTACAAAATATTCTTCGTAAATCTCTTTAAATTGTTTTCCTACGTATTCTGCTAACTCACTACTTTTCAAGCAAAGGCGCGAGCCGACATGCGTAGACGTAAGCCAGTAATCGTAATCGTAGTAAACGAAACCGCCCGAAGAAGAAGCTTCCATATCGAACCATGGAAAGTATTTGGCTTGATTTCTATTACTCCAATCTGGAATCCATCCTTCATTAAGTGCTTTCACAATGATAATTGATTGTAGATGCGAAATAATATATTTAGGAATCTCTAAATTCTCAATTAAACGAAATGCTTTAACATCTTCATCTTCTTCTCCAAGTTCATTTATTGCATCTTGAAAGGTTTTAATCCGTTCAAGAATACTTTTTGGAATTTCAGAACATGTAATAAGTGATTTTTCTTTATCTAAAGAATCTATTTTAAATCCGTTAGGTACTTGAATTGGAATTTCAATTGTTTTCATATTAGTTTTCGAATTGATTATAAATTTTTAAGAATTCATCGTTTGCAGTAGCTTCCTTTAAATCATGATGATTTAAGTAGCAAAGGCGCGAGCCGACAGCCGTAGTCGTAACCCAGTCAGCGCAACCGCAGAAAACGAAACCGCCCGAAGAAGTTTTACAAAATACTGGTTCATATTTTAATTGATCCAGGTTTGTAAAGTCTGGTTTAACATTGTTATTATATGCTGATACAATAAGCTTTAAAATTTCATAAGCTTGTGTATCTGGACTAAGATTTGAAATTGATTTTTCAAATTCTTCTCTGTTGATGTTGTGAAACGCATAAATTGCATCTAGGTTTTGGAATTTTGTTTTCATGTTTTTAAAAAGGATTTTTGTTAAATACTATTTTTTGATTTTTGTATGCTATAAAAGGATTTATTCCAGTTGAGTTTCTGATTATTTTTCTGAAAAGATTTTCATCTGAATTATCATTAGATAAATGAATTAGAACAATGTTATTTACTTGGCTTAAATCATTTGCAAGTAATGTATCTCGACAAGTTTCAATACTCATATGAGATTTTAAGATTCGATTTTTCAAGAATTCACCTTGCCAGGTACTGCCTAACTTTTCTTTGATAATCTCTTCACAATAATTTGCTTCAATGATGATGTTATTGAGATTTGGAAAAGTATAATCTATGTACGTGGTATCCGTTACAAAAAGCACACGCCCTGTTTCATCGTGGTCGATTAAAAAACCTAAAGGCTCGTTGACGTCATGATGAACATTAAAAGGAAGTATCTTAAAATTCCCTATTCGAAAAGCTTGTTTTGACTTGATGATTTTCGCGTTGTGGTGTTGAATATCTAAACTTTTAAAAGTTCCTTGGCTACTGTAACATTCAATTCCATTATCTAAGGCTTGTTTCATTCCTTTTGCGTGGTCTAAATGACAATGTGAAATTATAGCTCCAACAACCTTACTTAAATCAAAATTCAACACTTCTTTAACCTTAGAAAAATTAAGCCCCAATTCAATGATTAGGGCTTCTTTTTCATTTTCGAGGATATAGCAATTTCCACTACTCCCCGTGCCTACTATTTTGAGTTGCATTACGCAAAAGGTGGTTCTTTAGGAAATTGCATTTCAGTTGCAGTTTCTTCAACAACTTCACTATTTGAAGCATCAACAACTTCCTCAACAACTTGAGCTTCTTCAAAATCTAAAGGCTCAGAATTTGCATTTTGTTGAATTGTTTGCTTTACTTCGCTTTCAGCTGGAGAAAGTTTTGCTGCTTCTTCCTCTTCGCTTTCCATTAATGCAGAATCATCAGACGAACGAATGATTAATTTACAAGCTCGATTGATAACTGTCTTAATCGCCATTTGATCGGGAAACTTTTTGTGCGCTGGAGAAGCTCCGTTTGTCGCCCCTTGTTGCCATGATGCTTGAATTTGTTTGATATTCATAATTTCGACATCATGCGTTCCGTTTTCCATTTCAATAACAGCATACGCTCCTATTACATCAGTACTTCCTAAGTTTTCTAAAGTTTGAGAATGCTTAACAATTTTCTTTCTTCCTGTGTTTCCATCAACTTCAAATTGGAACTCATCACCTTTGAAAATGGCTTGCGCTTTAATGTTTTTCAAACCTCCATATCGTTTTGCTAAAGCAATGTTTCCTGAGTAATCTGGAGTACATTCTAAACGATTTCCGTACATAATGAAGTAACATTGTTTTTTAAGTGGAGATAATCCCCAAATAACCATTTTCAACAATGCTTCTGCAATTGATGCTTGTGTACAATGTTCTAAAGCTAATTTTCCTTCACGATTCTTAGTCTCACTTAAGATGATATATGCTGATTTCAATGCATTTTCAGGAATATAATCCTTTGGAATTGTTAATTCACCTGCTTCTTGGAATGATTGAACTTTTTGTAAAACTTGCGCTGAAATATCTTTTTTAACTTGCGCTACTTGTTGTGTATTTTCTGACATTTTATTTTGTTTTTGGGGTTAGTAATTTTCTCTGTACCACTCAGTACTGATACTTTCATTGTAATTCGTAATCTTCACTTGAGCAGAATAAAGTCTAAAGATTTTAGCTTCAAGCGCATCCATATTAACCATTCTTGCAGGAGTTATTTCTTTTGCGTTTCTATCACGCCAATTAGAAGTTTTAAATAAAAAGATTTTACCATCTCTTGAATCATTTATACTAAAACATAATTGAATTTGACAATCATGCTCATCTGTATTTGGTTCAATATCTGCGCATAGTTTAATATGACTTCCGCTGTCTGATTCTCTAAGTTCAAATGTTATTTCACCATTATAATCACTTTGATAACTATAGTCACTCATAGCGACTTCTTTTACCATGTCAGCAATTTCATCAAGAGTAATCTCTTTTTTATTTACAAAACCAATAGCATTTTGAGTAATATCTAAAATTGGTTGAAGATTAACTGTTTGAATTAAATTATCATTGATAGTTTTTGAAATCAAATGATTGTAATCAATTAGATCAAATTCTTGAAGATTAACATCAATTTTTTCCTCAATTTTAGTTTTGATTAATTTTGACATTTCTCCATAGTTAGAGAAAATATCTTGTAAAACAGAATTAAGCATTGATGATACTTTTTCTTCAACTAATTGCGGTAACTTTTCAGCAATTATCTTATCAGTTGCTTTTTGAACTTCTTTATTAATATCCATTATATACGGAGTTTAAGGGGGTTAATTAAATTTTAAAGTTTCTTGATTAGGATCTACAATCAAACTAATGATTTGACTTTCAGTAGGAATTAAATCGGTCACAGACTCTCTATTGTCCAAAAAAACAGGAGCGTTAATTTCATTCACTTTACAAAGAGTATTGATAATGTCTAACCCTGCATTAATTCTTCCAGCTGTATTTGCTGAACCAAAAGGAACTCCATTAACCAACGTGATACATGTTGGATTTAAACCTCCATTAACCTGCTCTTCGAATAATTTGAAAGTAACGTACTCGAACTTTTCATTTACTGACTTTTCAAGGCTTTCAGTTTTGACTTTCTTGAATCGTTCAATAACAAATTGCTCTTTTTCAAGACTTGCAATTATCTGAGAAAGTTCCTTTTCTCTTTTAGTTAATTCTTTGATTCTACTATCTATACTTTCGTTAACAGAACTTTTCCCCTTAAGTTCAATCAACTTCTTAATTTCCGATTGTAAAGTTTGTTTTTGCTCTTTTAATTCGGAATTATTAGCCTGCTTAACTTCCTTGATTTTCGAATAAAGTTTTGCGATTTCGATATTCAATTTTGACAATTGAGCATCATCATTGATTAATGATTGGTAAACTTCTTCTTCATTTTTAGGAGTTTGAAGGGTTGAAGTTTCGGTTTGGATTTGAGAATTAATATTATCAATTTCAGATTGATATTTTTTAATATCTTCTGCTGGGATCGCTAAATCAAGTAAAACTTTTTCTATTTGAGATTTATATTGCTCTATCTTGGATTTAATCGAATTCCCTTGCTCAATAATCTTTGATAATTTTTGATTCTTTTCTGAGTTAAATTCTTTCTCAGGCTCATCATTGTAAACAAATTTTGTTTGACAATTAGGACAAGTACAAGAATATTTATCTGCATCAAAAACTTTAGCATTCTCAAGATTGTATTTTGAAACTAAATCATTTTTATCAGCTTCTAACGCTTTTATACTACTTTCATAATTACTAACATTCTTCTGCAAAGAATTAAGATAATTATTAGAATTATGTAGCATTGTTTGAGTGTTTTTCAACTTCGATTTCAAAGCATCAATTGCAGAAGTATCAACAAAACATTCTTGTTTAGCTTGATTTCTTAAACCAATATTAATCTCTGATTTTTTAGAATTAAGCTTTTGAATTTCTTGATGAACCTTAGTGTTGGAATCAACAATTTTTTGGACAGATTTCGAAGCGTTTTCAAGTTCAGAATCTATATCAGAAATCTTAGTTTCTTTTTCCTGGATATCGCTATCAATTTTATCAAAATCAATATCTTCTATTTTTGAATTTTTAAGTTCATCAATTCTAGCCGGTGTATCTTCTTTTTCTTGTTTAGACTTCTTAATTGAAGCTTTTAATTGAGTATCATACTCATCTAACGTTTTACAATTTAACTTTAAAGAAAGCTCCTTAAATTCAGCATCAGAATTGAATAATTCTTCGTCCGAAATTTCACCGGCAATCGAAACTAAAACTTCGCGTTTTTTCTTCCAATCTAACGATTCAAAAGCACTTGGATTAGTAATTAGTTTAAAGATTGATTCACCTGTAATTTCTGCAATTTTAGATTTATATTCTTTTTCAGAATAAGGAACTTCATTAAAAAAGTAATTAGTAGTATTACCATCGTAAACTATTGATTCTGTTCCGCGAATCTGTCTGTACTTCTCTTTATAAATTCTAGATAAAGTAACTTCTTCGTTATTAATTAATAAAGTTGCATGAACTTCAACATCAACCTGTTTTGTAGCTTGATTATTTTCATCAAGTGGTTTGATTTCGTAATCCTTACGATCATTGGCATCTTTTCCAAATAAAAGCCATAAAAAAGCATCGAATAAAGTTGATTTTCCAGCTCCATTTTTACCATAAATGAAGTTCTCTTTTTGGTTGAAATCGTCAAATTTGGCATGACGAAAGCTTTTGAAGTTCTTCAACTCCAGCGATTTTAATACAATATTTTTCATGTAGTTTGTTTATTAGTATTTGAAGTTAGAATGCTTAAACTCACGTTTTAGAGAATCCCTAACAGCATCTTTATTACTTATTTTATGAACCGGCCTATTTTGAAGTTTAGCCTTTTCTAAGACTTTTTGAGCGATAGTCTTTTGCTCTTTGCTTTGAGAATAAGTCAAGAATGTTTTTTCTTTAAACTTTTCTTTTTCTTCCTGCTTCTTTAAATTTGGTTTTGTATTTGGTCGTCCGGCTCCTTTTTTAGCTTGAGGTTTAGGAAGTGGCTGCGGAGGAATTTTAAAGTCATATACTTTTGCAAAATAATGATCTTTGAATGGTGTTTTCTTCTCAATCCGGATCATCAAACTTTTATAGCATATGTTGAATCTTCTTCTTAGTTCAGCTTTATTTTCAGTTTCGAAAACAAGCTTGTTTTGTCTGTCAAAAACATAAATCATACTCATACAGCATAATTTTTAATGGTTAATATTTCAGTGTATTGTCTAGGCATTACAGCTTTTGCTATTTGAAGTATCTTAGCTGTTGTAAAATCGTTGAAGCGATATTCAATATCATAATCGTATAAAACTATACTATGAATTGAATCTAGTTCAGTATAACGATAATTCGGAAAACGTTCATCAATGGCATTCTCATTGTAATTAAAGTTGATACCTAATACTAGATTATGTCCTTTGAATTTTGGATCAGTACAATGTAATTCGAAAACCAATCTCATTTCACCATCAACATTTCTAAATGATTCGGGTTTCATTTGCATGAAGTCAAATACTACTTCATTAAATTGCGGAATGTATATTTTACGTTTCATCTTAAAAAACAATTTTAATTACGAAAAACCCAAATATTATCAATGCAGCTAGACAAACAAATGTGTTTATATCTTGCGTTAGCTTATGCTCATTCATAGACTATAATCAATTGAAATTATACCATGCTTGTTTTCATATATATGAATAGCTTCATCTAAAAAACCATCATTATACATATCGATTAGATATTGCTCTTTGAGCATCGAATCATTACAACTGTAGTATCGTTGTAAATGCTGTTGCAGAGAAAGACTCTTGCTTTCAGTTGAAGTAAAATCAAAGATAATTTGTTTGCCTTGTGGTGAAGATTTTATGATGCCAATTAAAACTTTCGGTTTAACCGTTTCAATTGTTTTTTCAACTACTTTTTTTCGTTGAAAATATTTTAGTAGCTTTGCTACATAATGTGGGATTATTCTTTTCATACATTATATATTTTGAAAATTAAGCTTCAGCGGCAACTGAAGCTTTTTTTATTTTCTTTAGTTTAGGGTAACCTCTCTCAGATAACATTTGATGGACATCAGAGGTTTTATATGTACATCTTTTTCCGCGTCTGATAATTTTTACTTTACTTTCTGAAACATATTTATTGAATGTTTTGAAGTTAATTCCATACGCCTCTATAATTTCCATTATAGGAGCATAAGGCTTTGATCTAAGTTGCTGTATACTCATTTTTGGTTTGTTTTTAATTAGTTCCATAGACAGGATTCGAACCTGTACGAAGTCGTTTAAGATAATTCGGGTAAATATTTAGCATAAATTCGATGCATTAGACTTCTCAAAACCACGAGTAGTTAACTCTTAGCGTCTACCAATTCCGCCACTATGGATTATAACAGGTATTCACGCGCCTTATCGCGTTCGGATTATTTCAGTTTCGATTGAACAAGCTACTTCTAGGCTGTATAAATGGAGTTCCACCAATAATGCTATATCTATCAAAGATTACATACTTACATTGCCCGTAATGTTTTTTTATCGATTCCTACTCGATCCTCAATATGTCAAAGAACACTTCATTCGTTTTTGGTTGAAGTTCCTTTCGTTTAGATTGTTTGTTTTTCATGTGCGCCAAGTCAAGGACCTTTTATTATCAGTTCGCCGCAAAAGGAACATTTTTCATGCGCCAGTAGAAGCCGTGTCGAAAATCCCGGAAGAAGAACACTTATTTTTTAATCTATATTTGAAAGAACACTTCGTATTTTATTACGCTTCAACAAGCGCAAATTCTCTTTTTATATTTCTACGGACTAGACGTTTTAATTGCACTTCTTTGTCCTCTAGGTTTAATGTATTCGGTATGATTAGAAAGAAAAACCAGATTGCAATTATTCGGTTCTTTAATGGTATTCCGTCAATTTCTAAATTGAACTTGGTGATGTAATACCATGCAGTCAAAGCATTAAAGCTTCTTCTTATATGCAGTTTGTTATACACACTTTGTATCGTGTTAACTACTGTTCTTTCCGATCTACAGATCTCGTCTGCTATTTCTTTCGTTGAAAACCCGAAGGCTATTCTCTCAACAATTTGAACTTCTCGTTTAGTTAGGTTTTCCATTTTATTTGGCTAGTAGTTCCATATCTTGGAAACTTGCTTCACACCATATTTTTTAAATATGTTCTCGACAGCTTCCTTTTCTATTGGAGAATACTTTTTGCGTCTTGTTATTGATTGTTTACTCTCGATCCCTAAACAATCCAAAAGCTCTTTTAGCACTTTGTCTTCATCCATTTTATTTGGAATCAACTTAAACGATCTCGGAGTAATGCGCTTTTCATTTACTTTTCTACTCATTTAGGTAACTTTTTACTATTTTTGTTAATTATCGAATGAGCTACTTTTGTACTCGTTCGCTTATTGTTTCACAAACCTAGTGAACTTTTGTGAACTATGAAAATATTTAGCGAACTTTTTAGTGAATATTTTTCACTTATTTTATATAATATTGATAATGAGTAATATAGATAATAGTTATTTTGTAGAAATTGTTAAGTCTTTAAAACCTAAAGTGAATCAGAGTCAATTAGCGGAGAGTTTAAATCTGTCTAAAGGCTATATAAGTGACATTTTTAATAACAAAAAAGTGTTAACTGATGAAGTTAGATCGAGATTTGAGAACTTTTACAATATAAAGTTAAACATGTTCTCTGAAAGTTCTCAAATTAGTTTTAGCTTAAAAAATGAAGTAAATCAAATTTCTAATGATAATTATATGATGGTTGAATATGCAGATTTATCAGCGAGTGCCGGAACTTTAGGAGGGGCTACTCTTGATAATTTACCAGATTCAAAAATTAGATTAGTTCCAAAAGAATACGAGAAAGGAAACTATCTTGTTGTTAGGGTTAATGGAGATAGTATGAATGATGGTACATTGAGGTCATTAATTGATGGAGACGAAATTTTGATACAAGAACATTTTTTACATACTGGAGATAAGCTGCCCATAAGAAATAATTTATTTGTAATTGTATCAAATGAGGGAAGTGTAATCAAACAAATAACAGAACATAACACGCTTGAGAATACAATAACTTGTCATTCTTTCAATCCTGTTTATGAAGACTTTAAACTTAATTTAGATGATGTTTATCAAATTTTCATCTATAAGAAAATCATAAGAAGAAAACCTTTATACTAGTTTTTAAGTCTCTTTACGGATTACCGTAAAATAATTATAATTAACACTTATATATTTAACAAAAAACTTATACTTTATGGATTTTAAAGAATTGATTAAAAAAATTGGAGAAAGAGTTGACGCTTTAAAAAGTCAAGTAAATACAGAAGAAGCTACAAAAAATGCTTTTATAATGCCATTTATAAAAGAATTAGGTTATGATGTATTTAACCCTTTTGAAGTTGTCCCAGAGTTTACAGCCGATTTAGGAATTAAACAAGGTGAAAAGATAGATTATGCAATAATGCAAGATAATGAACCTATCATACTAATAGAATGTAAACATCATGCAGCATCTTTGACCATAAATAATGCATCTCAATTATTTCGTTATTTTCATACTACTAAGGCAAAATTCGCAATACTTACAAACGGTATTGAATATAAATTTTTTACCGACCTAGTAGAGCAAAATAAAATGGATGAAAAGCCTTTTTTTAGTTTTGATATTACTCAAATAAAAGATAATCAACTTGATGAATTACGTAAATTTCATAAATCTCAATTTGATTTTGAAAAAATAGTTAATACGGCTAGTGACCTAAAATATACTAATGAATTAAAAGTATTAATAAATGAAGAGTTAAATAATCCATCTCCTGATTTTGTTAAACACTTTGCTAAACAAATATACCCTTCAATTATAACTCAGAAGGTTTTAGATCAATTTACCTCATTAGTTAAGAACTCTTTCAATCAACACTTTAGTGAGATTGTTACAAACAGATTACAAACAGCACTAAACAAAGAGACAACTAATCAAGAAGTAGACACCGATGAAGAGATAGATTCTAAAGTGATTACTACACAAATCGAATTAGACGGATTTGCAATTGTTAAAGCCATATCAACTGCTGTCGCCCCTTCTGATAAAATATACTACCGAGATGCGCAATCGTATTTTGCAATCTTATTTGATGACAATAACCGTAAACCAATTTGTAGATTATATTTTACAGATAAGAGATTACAAGTAGGAATATTTGATGAAAATAAATCAGAAACAAAAACAGAATTATCTAAAGTAGATGATTTGTATTTATTATCAGAGTCAATTAAAAACATTGTGAAATTTTATAACGATTTAGAAATTTAATTTATATGAAAAATATACTAGTTATAAGTTCTATTATTATATCAGGATTTGTAAACGCTCAAATAATAACTAATAAAGAAGATATTTCTGAAAAAGTAGAAATGTTTGAAGTATGGGCATTCAAAAAACCTTTTAGTTTAAAAGAATCTTATTTCATTAATTATGGCCAAGATAAATTTAAGCCAAATAATTACGATTTAGTCGGTCAAGGCATACAAGACAAAGAAGGAAAAAAATTCGATAAAGGTGAATGGTTGAAACTTGTCCAATACTTAGAGAAAAACGGTTTTTATAAACAAGAGGAAAGAGCGGAAACTATTGGAAATGTTGAAGGCCGTATAATTACCTTTAAGAAGGAAAAAAGATAAACTAGATGTTTTATGAAAAAACTACTTATCCTATTCACTATAATTCCAATATTTGGTTTTAGTCAAATCAAAGAAATGGAAGAAGTTAAAAGAGAAACTATTGGCAATTATTATAAAGGATCTACAGATTTAGTGACTCTTGAAAGATGGAGTGATAATAAAATTGTTATATTTTACAAAAACACAGATTTTAAACAAATTTCTGATTATGATAGTTTTTCATTTCTTGATGTAGATAATTCATTGGAAATGCTTTACAAAACTTTAATCGATGGATTAAATTCGACTCAAGATTTTGAAAAATCCCTTGAATTACCTGATGTAATTTTAAGATTACATTTCTTTAAAGAACTTGGCAAAAGTAATGTACAAATTAGAGTTCAAAATAAAAAAGTTGGGAGTATAATTAAAACTATGTCTGTTTTAAATGAAGATGCAATAAATAAAATATTTGGTAAAGTTAATTCTATAAATAAAACCTATTCTAAGGATATTTACTCTAAATGGATGACATTTAATTCAGGCTTTAAACATACTGTATATTCTAGATTTAGCAGAATTAATAATACAAATTTTATAGAATTTAAAATTATGATTTTTGGTGGTTTAAATGGCAAAGAGTTTTCAATAAGCAACGGAAAGAAAGTTATTTTTTTTGATGAAAATAATCAAGCAATAGAATTATATCATAATGAAGATAGAAGAACATGCTATGGTTGTGGAGCAACAGGATTAAGCGGAAGTGCGGCGCCTGGAATACATGTTGTTTATGAATTAAAGGAAGATGAGCTAAAAGATATTTCTCAAAATAAAATTGTCAAATACCTTATTCAAACCGATGATGAAATAATCGAAAACGAACTTAAACCAAAGAAACAAGAAGAATTCAAAAAGAACCTGCAAACAATTCTAGAATAACCCCCTCAACAAATGAGCAAAACAAAAACAGACAAACAAGAACGCTTACAAGAAATAAATGATCGTTTTGTTCAGGTAATGGACGAATTGATTAGAATTCGTAAAAGCCGTGATTATATAGACTTTTGGGAGCAATTAGGTTTTGAAAAAAATCTTACACATAGAACATCATTCATTAAAACCCATAAACAATTTGTCACAATCGAAGTTATATTACTGACTGGTGAAGTTTTTAATGTGAATACGAATTATATTTTCGGGTTGGAGAAAGAAATGTTTAGAGGGAAGAAATAAGTAAATATGTTCGAATATTCGAACAAATTGATGAAAATGTTTGTTGTTTGTTGCTCTTTTTATTTATATTTACCTATCTAAATTTTCTATTATGGGTATTTTAAGTAAAATAAAGGAAGTTTTTAAAAGGATTAAAAATAACAAAAAGATTACTGATTCAGGCATGAGAACTGATTCAAATGGTAATATTTATGTTGATAACAAAGTTTTTTTTGGAAGAGACGATGTTAAAAGAGAAATTCAAAAATTAATTGATAATCAAGAAATGGTAAAATAAATAATGCCGTATAATTTTTTATTAATCCCAATAATATTCAGCTATATCATTCTAAGATATAGCTCTTTTTTTAAATTCAATTTACAACGTAGATCAAAAGATGTATTAGTATTTGAAACCATAGTATTATCTATACCAATAATTTTAACAAGCATAGCTCTTAATTGGTTTTTTAAAACAAATCATCCCTCCGAATTCAAAGAAAGCGCCAAGTTTCTGGGAAATAATATTTTTGACTCTAAGACTAGATATTTCTATTCATTTTTCTTTGGATCAATATGTTGTACAATTTTGATATTTTTTACTCAATGGTTAATTATTACTTTACAAAGAGCTGGATTTATAAACAATAATTACTTTTCAAATAGAGCTGTTAGAAAGTATGGAGATGAATTAGAAAAGTTTATTGCTGAAAGAATAAAAGAAGGTGGAGTTGCTCAATTTTCATTGAAAAACGGTAAAGTATATATTGGATTTTGTATTGGAATACCTACTCCCGGAATGAATAATTTTATTAAAATGATTCCATTTTACAGTGGATATAGAAACAAAGACAATCAGAAATTAGAAATTACAACTAATTATGTTGACGTTTTTCATAATTTAATGAATAACCGGATTAATAAAGCTCATCTCTTAGGTATATCTTTTAAAAAAGATGAAATAGTTTCATTTTCAATTTATGATTCAGAGATATTTAAAAAATTTAATCCTGTTACAAATAAAAGCGTCGATTGACGCTTTTTTAATTTACTCCTAAAAGTTTTCTAAATTCTTCCACTAAATCCTCTTGAACATACCTTAAATCATGTTGCCATGAATCAAAAGATAATGACCAAGTTTTAATACTTTGTTTATTTATTTCTTTGTTAAAGTTATAATTTCTTTTAGCAGTTGCCATTTGAGTTTCAATCACATGGCACTTATCTAAGAACTTTTCAATTTTTACTCCTAAATTTTTATTTAAGTATATTAAATTCGACATATAATAAGAACAATAATCTTTTAAAACATTGTCAACTTCTATATTAGAATCAAAATTTTTAAACCATTCTTTACCTTGAGCAGGATGTGTTAATTTTAACATGGATAAATTAATATCCAATGATTTTTTATATAAAGTTTTTAAAACTACTGCTCTTTCTTCGTGTAATTTATTAAAAGTAATATTACGTTCTATTTCTTTAATTTTTAATTCACTTTTAAAGTCTTCAACTTCTTTAGATAATTTTGATTTAAATTTTTCTAATCCTGAATTTAAAATTGTAACATAAGCTTGTTTTACAATAAATATTACCACTCCACTAAAAGCAGTAATGCTTATAATATATTTAATATAATCCATATTGAGTTTATTATTTTACATTCTCAAATAGTTACAAATTTATTAAAACTAAAAAATAATAACTAATATTAATATTCAATTACGTAAAACCGTAAAAATACACCACTCCTATTTTCTAATTTTATGTATCTAAAACTTTAAACTACATAAATTGGAAGCATTGGCCATATTTTTAACTTTAATAATAATTACTATACTTTTTGTATGTCTTATTTATGCAAAGAAAAGTTATAGCAAAGAGTATGGAGATGACAAACGTAAGGAATTAATTGATAAATTAAATTACGATTTATTTGTTACAAGAGCTTTATCAAAGGTATGTTCTAAATCAATAGAGGATCTTATTATGGAGTATGATTTAGGTAATGCAATTTTTATTGATGCATTTACATATAATCAATATTATAAGGCGCTAATTCATTCTCAAGAAACAAATTTAAAAGAAGATGTTGTTTCGAATGCTCCGGATTTACCGAATCATATTATAATTGATATGATAGAAAGTGTAAATAAGCAGCAAAACGAATTGAAACAAATTCATACCCACCTGGAAATAGTAAAACATAATTTAGAGAGTGATTACGGGAAACCGTAAATTTTATTTGTTAAAAATCTATTATTTTGACAAAAAAAATAATGAAAAATATTGAATTAATTAATCCAGATTTAAAAATAAAACTTGAAGAAACCAAAAATGAAATTTTCGAGTATTTCAATGAAAAAGGAATTAATGTAAATGATCTATTACCATTAAATGAAATACTACAATTTAAAGTTATTAATAAAACATATTTTATATATGTAAGTGAAGATTTTCCAATTGAATACAGAGGTATTATTTCAAATATAATTAAGAAAAACTTCCCTAAATAGTTTACTCTTAAACTTTATTATATTTACAGAAAATTATTATATATGTGGTGGGATGGTATTAAAAAATGGTCTTTAAAAGCATGGGATCACAAATTAAGTCTATTTGTTTATTTAGCCTCTGTTTTCCTAATATTTTATACAGCATATTTTTTTAATGAAGATTTAAAAAGATATATTGATGTTCGAGGTTTTGAAGATTTAATTAAGTATCTATCTCAAGTAAGTATATTAATTTTTACATCTGGAGTATTTGCAGCTTCTTTAAAATATCTACAACTATTAGAAGTTTTTAAAAATCAATTTAATGAATACATAGAATCTAGTACATTTGATAGCAAATTAAAAAAAAATTTAAAATTAATAACTTTTTCAGATGAATATTTATTAGAACAAAGTAATCTTCCAACTTTATGGAAAAAAATCACTCTTTGCATGTATAAAAAAGAATTTCCTGAAATACATGAAAAAGTTAGTTCGAAGTTAAGAAATAAATTATTTGAGAAGAACAACATATCTTACTATTATAAAGATTTTCATTTAACTTATGAAATTGAATTATTAGAAGATGGTTATGTTAAAACTATACAACGAGGTTCTTATACACTTATACGTCCTAATGTAGAAAAATTTAAATTAGATTTTGGATTAAACTGCTCAAGTAATGAAGAAAGAAAAAATGATTTTAAATTATTTGCAAATATTCAAGGTGAAGATAATTTTCTTCTTGAATCTGATATTATCACTACTAATATAAATGGAAATTGCTACATGAAAGCTTACAAAGAATTTGAAGGTTCAAAGGAATATAATATTGAAAGAAAAACAATTACATTTCAAAAACTAAAAGATGACAGAATATTTAGTTTTAGTACAAATAGAATTATTGACGGTATAAATATTGATATAAAACATTCTGAAAATATGAATGTAATTTTTCATCCTGTTAATAACGAAAGATTTAATCAAAATAATATTTCAATTGGTTATAACCAAAGTTATATTTCAAAAGAAATATTATTACCTGATGAAAAATATGTTTTGATATTTCTAAGAAATAAATAA